AATTAGAGGCGCGGCGCTCCCTCGCGAGCAAATCTGACTGCTTCCAGCAGTGACGTAGGCTCGGGTGCCACACCAGCGGTTCTTCCGGTGCTGCTCGGGACGCGCGATGTGGGCATTCGCTGGGGTTGGGACCAAGCCTTGTACTGCTCGTTGACACGGCGATACGCCTCTTGGGCGAGTTGGATGCCGTTCTCGGGCGACTTGGGTGGACCGTACTCCTGGACGAGTGCCATCATCGTGGACTGAACAGCGGCTTTTTTCGCCGCATAGCGAGGGTCCGATCGCACTATTCCCAGTTCCCAGTTATTGACGGCTATCGCCACCTTCTCTGCCAAGACTTCCTTGCGCAGTTGCTCTTGCTGATTCTGCGACACCTGCTGGTGCTGTTGCAGTGCGGCCTGTTGTCGGACCGCATTGTTCTGCGCCATCGCCTTGTCCATGCGCTCTCGCGAGTACATGGCCGCGGCCTGTGTCGTCATATGCCCCTGCTGCACTGACTGCTGCAAATCAGGGGGCAGCGAGATGCCGAGGTATTCCTCGCAGAGTTTCATGTAGGGGCGCGTCCCCTCATAGAACTTCACGAAGTCACCGCGGCGCATCGCCGCCATCAGCTCAAGGCCAAACAGGAAATCGTCCTGACCGATATCGTTCTTGCGAAGATAATCGGTGACCTTGCGCGCCATATCAGCGTCCGGCTCGAGCGCCTTCAGTCGCTGCACCTCGCCCGACAACTTCTGTCGTTGCGAATTGAGCTTCTTGATGCGCCGTTGCGCGGCTTTGGAAAGCTTGGCTAGTTCGTCAGGTGTCGGCTCTTCCGACAATTCGGGTTCGCGTTCGGACTTCCTTGCGACTTGGGATGGCGGATCCCCCTTTGAGCCGTCGGTGTCTGAGTAGTCGTCATCCTGTCGCAGCTCAGGCACTGCGCTCTGGATGGCGTCCAGCAGACTACCGCCGGTATCGCCGGCGTCCGTACCTGGCGAAGGTACCTGTTCGATCGACGGCACTACCTCGGCGGGTAGGTGCTTGTCGTCATCTGCCATACTGAAATTCCCCCGGTGCCAATCGGCACCTTCAAGCGATCATTACGTCAATTCAGATACTTTGTCATCAACCCGGCATGGTCGGCATCGTCACCTGCTGCGGCATCGGATGCGGCCGAGGCGGCGGCGCGCCTGACAGTGTCTGCTGCGCATCAGGCGCCGACGGTGGCGGCGCCGCCTTGGCGCCGCCGTCTGGCGCGTTGACGGCACCCTGCGGCCCCATAGCCGCGCCCGGTGCAGCGCCTGCACCGGCCGCGGTTGGGCCGGCGCTGCCAGACATAGCACCGTTCATCGCAACGATACTCGGCAGCGAGGACTTGAATGCTTCGGTCAGATCGAGGCGATCGTCGAGCCGGCGCAGCGTGTCCTTGGCCAGGAACTCCGGGTCGATGCCGGGAAGTTGAATGAGCAGCGGCATCAGCCGCTGGGCGTTGGCGATCTCTTGGGCTTGGTTCGGCCGGCCCATCGAGCCCGCCTCGATCTCGAGCAGGATTTCGTTGGCGATATCCTGAGCGACCGGCTCGGCCGGCCACACCGCCCCCTGGCCGACAATCTTCTTGACCCGTTCCTGCGACATCTCGCGCATCAGTATCTGGCCGCCGTTACGCGCAAGTTGCGTCAGCAGGTCGTTCAAATCATCGATATTGCTGCCCATGCTGGTCATGCGGCTACCTTCGGCAATCTGCGCCTGGGTCGCCGTGGTGTTACTGGTCCCACCAAGATTGGCTTCCTGGATGCCGGTGGTGCGCAGAATGTCTTCGTAGACCGGATTGACCTCGTACAGGTTCGGATCGATGCCGGGACCGGCATAGGGCTGCAGCAGCTGCTTGACGTCCTGCTGCGGCTGCAGCGCATTGAACTCGATCACCGCGTTGGCTTCGCGGTTGGTCAGTTTCTCCATGTCGTCTTCGTCCATGGAGCCGGCTACCACCGCGGTGAACGGCCGGCCGGCGATCCGCTGCTCTTTCAGGCCCTCGCGGCAGCGATTGTATTCGAGCTGCATGTCGCGCATTAACCTGACGTCGCTTGGCGGAAACAGTTCGTGTTCGTCTTCGATGCCGTTGAATATCAAGGCATACCAGGGATAGAACCGCTCGTTGTAGATCTCCGGCGAGGCCGGCTCTTTCAAAAATTCCCGATAGCCATCGCACACCACATAGACCAAACCGTCGTTGCGATTGTAGATCTCCCAGACGATCGCGTTCGGCTCGCCGCGGTTCTTGTCTTTGTCTTTGCTGCTCATCCATTCTTCCATCGCCTTGGATGGATCAGTGTCGCTGTCTGAGCCGTACTCGGTACAGTGACCCCTAACATCTACGCCATAGATCTCTTCGATCTCACTGACCGATAACAGATACTCCTCGGCGACCCAGCCGGCTGCCACCCAGTTGCGCAGATCAATGCACTTGATGTCCGGGATGATGCGGGTCGACAGCGGGAAATCAAAGGTAAGCCCTTCACGCACCACTGCACCCTGCGACTTGACCAGGTCCGCTAATAGCAGCCGCAGCTGCTCGGCTTCCATGTCGCTGTCGTCGGTGATGGCGTCGGTGGCGTCGGCCGCTAACCGCTCGAGCGTAGCCAGCCGCTCGTTGGCGTCGGCGATGCCCTTCTCCAGGTCGGGCCGCAGCTGCATCACCCGCTCAAACCCAAGCTTCACATAGGCCACGCCGTTGGTGACGGCGCGCCGCACCGACATCTTCAGCATTGATTTGAACGGATGCGGCTGGTTGTCGACCTCGTAGGCGTAGAGCAGCTCGAGTGTCCGGGCCAGTTTGTCCATCATGATGTTCTCGGATTTGACCCGAGCCGCATCCATCATGATGTCCATGCCGCTGCCGACCGCCTGGGCGATCATCGGCGAGCCCGGCGGCGCCATGCCGCCGGCGGCGGCACCAGCCGCGGCCTGGCCGAGCTGGTCGCCCAGCCCCTGCGGCTGCTGCATTTCGCCAGGGATTGGGCCGGCGCCCATGCCCGGCATGGTCGCACCGCCGAGCGCGGCGCCCATCTGGCCGGAGATCTGGTTGACGTCGGGCGACGGCATGGTCGCCGGGTTGGGCGGCATGCCGCCAGCCATCAGCATGCCGATGTCGGGCGGGCTGCCGGTCGCCATCGGCATCATGCCTTGGATGGCGCCGCCGGCGGCGCCGGCGACCTGGCCCATCATGCCAGGCGGCATGCCGGGCATGCCACCTGGCGCCATCGGCCCCTGGCCCATGGCGCCGGCAGCTTGCGCCTGCTGCATCATCATGGCGGCAGACTGCATCAGCTGATTGAGCGTGGTCTGGCTCTCGTCCCAGCTGGTGGCATTGAGCCGCGGCCGCTTTTTCGCGACGGCCTTGGGGTTTTTGGCGTACAGAAATGCCGTCTTTTGCGCCACCAGCCTGAGCGTGAGGTTGGCGACGTAACGCTTGTCTTTGCTATCTTTGGACCACTGTTTGCCGAAGCAGAACTCTTGATCTTCCCGCATCCGGTCGAATGAAGGTTTCCAGTACCGCTTGGCCTTCTTCACCTTGCTGGTCCAGTCGCGGACCAGGTTGCGGCGGCGGTCTGGCGGATCGGGATTGGCGCGCGGGATCGAGTTAGGTTTTCCGGTAGTGGCGTTGATGTCCGGCTCGCTGGACTGCTCATCAAGGCCGGCAAACACGCGCATCATGTCGTCTTGGAAGGCGTCTACCATCCTTGCAGGCCCCTCGCCCGAAGATCTCGACCCTCACGCCGGCGCGTGTTTGCAAACAGCTCACGGTAGGTGCCGGTCAAGACTTCCGGCTCGATCTTCCTGCCGCGGGTTCGCCCGTGCATCTTCGACAGTCCTAGCCCAACCAGGCTCAAAGTGTCGACCACGTCATCGTTACTGCCGTGCGGAAACTTCAGGATCTGGTCCTGCATTTCCGACCAACTGCGGATGAAGCCAGGGAAGTGTACCATCTTCATGCTGGTGCGGGCCTGGATCGCCTGCGCGCGTTGCTGCTTGTCGGCGGCGGGATTGATCGGATCGATCGCACAGAATGCCTGCTTCTCGGCCATGCGCCGGCGCAGGAATGGTCCGAGGCTCTTGGTGATGGCGCCGCCCTCGGCCCACCAGAACATCGGCTTATATTTCTTCATCAGCACGATCATGCTTTCGACCGCCTGATGCGAATCCAGCCGGTCCCAGACCATGTCCGGCATGATCCAAATGTTGTCCTTCTCGTCGACGCCGACGATCATCAGGCAGGTCTTGTCGGCAGACTTGGCTACCGACACCGCGTGGTCCGATGCCCCATAGAATCTAAGGGTATGAAACGCCGGGACGTCATCCATTTTATTGTAGGTGACCAGGTCGCTATCCTTGAAGAAGGCCCCATCCTTAGGCCCTGGACGACCCTGATACAGCGCAGCAAATCCACGCGGATCGGTGGCACGGATGTCCTCCAGATACTGCTTGGTGAACCGCTCCGGCCACAACGCCTCGCCGGGTTTGCGGCCGAGCACGTCGTTGTCTTCAGCTAGCGCCGGCAGATCAATCTTGCGCCAGGCTTTGGCTTCTTCGACGTTGTAGTACGGATTAAGCGGGTCGATAAGCCGGCCAACGAGATCGTCTTCGGTCCACCGAGTTTGGACGATGACGATAGTGCCAGTCGAATCCATGAGGCGAGTTCTGAGGACTTGATTGTACCATTGCCACAGCTTCTCTCGAACGATGACTGAGTCAGCTTCAGTTCGATCCTTAATAGGGTCATCCAATAAGATGCAGTGACCACCGCGGCCGGTGATCGAGGAGCCGCGTCCCACACTGAAGACCACGCCATCGCGCGTTGTCTGAACCCTGTTGACGGCATTGGCTCCGACCTTGATCTCTACTTCGGGGAAGACTTGCTTGTATTCGGGGGTTTCCATGATGTCTCGGACACGTCGGCCGAGATCCCATGAATAATGCTCGTTGTAAGTAGCAACAATAATAGAGCGGTCAGGATGCCGACCGACATACCAAGCAGGAAACATCGCGCTGGCGAGCGTAGTCTTGCCAAATCTCGGGCCAACATTGATCATCAGCCTGCGGTAGTCGCCACGCTCGACCTCTTCCAGCGAGCGGCCGATCATGCGGTGGAACGGTTGTGGCTTGTACAGCGACTGCCCGACGTCGTCATCGTAGTTGGGGTCGGGCATCATCAATTCTGTAAACGCTATCAAATCATCGCGGGCGATGAGGATTGCGCGTTTACGCTTCAGCAGTTTCCGTTGGACGTCCTTTTCAGAGTCCGTCATCGGTATGCTTGTACTTCGCCGGCGGCACGTCCGGCATCTTCTTGATCGACGCCTTCGGCTTAGAGCTGATCGTGCTCGGCTCGACCGGGGTCGGCTGCGGTCCCTTCACTGGCGAGGTGTGATGGGTGAAGTTGTCCTGGGTCTTCGACACCGGCGGCGGCTTGGCCACCGGCGGCGCCTTGATGTTCACGGTCTTACCGAATTTATTGGCCATGGAGTTCCCCTAGGTTGAAAATCCGAAAAAATTTTTGGGCTAGGTCGCGTCGTCTTCGTCATCCTGCATCAGCACGCCGACGCCGTTGACGGTGATCTGCAGGTCGACGCCGTCCGGCACGGTCAGTGCGATTTCGATCCGCGGCACCAGCGGCCGGATCAAAGCCGGGTCCGGCGGAAACACATCTTGCTCTGGCTTGGCCATTTTATCTCCTGACTGTGCAGCGTTCCATCTGGATAAGGTTTCGCGCCAGTTGTCGGCAGGCGGTTTCGGCATTGATCGCATCTATTTCATATCGACTATAGAACGGCGGTCGTTCGGTCACGGTGGTCACGATACAGCCGGATAACAGGACAGCAAGCATGGCCAGGACGACGATCATCTAGAGCCTCATTGGTGTCACCACACCCAACAGGCCGGCAATGATGTAGACGATGATCAACACCACGATGACGGTGATCAGCACTGACACCACAGTGCGAAACTGCGGCGGCATTGGCACCATGGGCAACAGGGCTTGCACGGCCCACAGGATGACACCGAGCACCACCAGCAACAGGACGATCGAGATCAACGTACCGATCATGCTAGCCCCCTAGCGTCGGCGCGGAATCACCTTCTGGCCAACGAATTGCGGCTCGATCATATACTTTGTTTCGTCGATGGTAATGGGGCTGCCGGCGCTGATCGGCGTGCCAGGCGGCACCACCTCTGGCGTTACCGGAGCCGGCGGCGGGTGCGTGGTGTCGTAGGCGGTCTTGGTGTCGATCGCACGATTGATCGCTTCAGCGGTCGCCACCTTCTCATTGAACACGTTGACGGGGCCGGTTGGCTCCAGCTCCCCGCCAACGCGCAGCTGTGGGTTTTTAGGCCACTCGGTCACTTGTTCTTGCGCTCCGGGTCTTCCTCCACCGGCGGATTTGGCGCCTGCGGGTTGTCCGGCGGCTGGCCCATCGGGTCGATGCCGGCATGCTCTTTCTTGGCAAGCTCGATCGGATCGGAAGTCTGGTCGGGCGTGGCAGGGTTCTGCGGTTGATCGCCAGCAGTCCGCCGTGCCGTCTCAGGGTGTTTTTGTGCAGTGCGGCGCTCGTTGTCGCCGTCGTTGTCGTCGTCTTCGTTCGACTTCCTGGACATCTTGGACTTCCTCTTTTTACGGGGGCTGGCCGGCTTCTTTCGCGCAGTCACCTTGCGCTTACGCGCAACAACCGGGCGCTTTCGCTTGGCCTTCTTCATAACATCGCATCCTTCTTATCGTTGCAGACTCATTTCATCCTTTCGACGATCGGCTGGCAAGACTTGGCCAGCTCGGCAATTAAGCTGTCACGTCGCTCGGATGCATTCGAGATATGGTAAAGCGTAAAGAAAACCACACCGAGACAGACCACGTTGATGATGACGAGCGGCAGCGCCAGCGGTCCGCCAGCTGCCAACCCCTTGGCAACTTCAGCCGCGGCCTTGCCGGTGTACTCGATCACTTTTTCTTCCTAGCTTCCAACGCCTTGACGCGCTTCTCTAGAGCATCGAGCCGCTCGTCCGGTGACTTCGGCGCCGGCGGCATCGGCGGCGGATCCGACAGCGTGCCGGTCTTAGGGTCGTAGGTCTTGCCGCCGAAATCCTTCTGCGGGTCGTCGCCTTCGTAGCCGACGATCTCGATCACCCGCTGATTGATCGAGTGGACCGCGGTTGGATCGTAGGTGGCGGCGCCGACGATACTCCGATTGAAGTGCGGGTGATGGTAAATATTGCAGACCACGCTGCCCGGCTTGAAGTTCGGCTCCGGCGGCGGGTCTTCAACCAACTGCTCGCCGGTGGTGGGGTGATAGGTCGGCGGCTTGGCCGGCTGCATCAGCAGGAAGTTGGGCCGCACGTAATCATACCAATCGACACTATCGGCCTCGCGCCGGGCATAGATGGCGCCGTGCGGCGCGCCGGCCTGCGGTTTGACCGGCTGGTACCGGATCCATATGCCGTGGTCGATGATTTCCATGGTCATGCCACTTCCGATGCGTAGTAGCCGCTGGCGGTTTTGACCTGCAGTACGCGGTAACGCGCGGTGATATAGGAGCCGCCTGGATAGCCGCTCGGCACGGCGCCGCTGTTTCCGGTGTTGCAGGCGGTCGCGCCAAACGGTTCAGTCAATCCCTCGTCGCTGCTGTGGACGTAATCGCCGACATAGACCAGCCGGGTCTGAGTGACCGGCTCGCCTTCGCGGGTGGTCAGCAGCCGATAGTACACACCCTGGCCGTGCGACCAGCCGCCCATGTAGAACTGGCCATCGGTCGACATGCCGAAGTTGGCGCCGAAATAGCCGGCGCAGTGGAACGCGATCGTCGGATAAGGCGGCCCCTGGACCTGGACGCTGGACGGCGTGGCCGAGGCAAAATTGACGCCGTTGTTGTAGAGCGTGTGGTTGCCCGGATAGGAGAAACTGGATCCGGCGTTGGCGACCAGCTGACCGCCGAAGACACCGCCTACCGCATTGACGTCGCCGCCGACGACCAGACTGCCGCTTGGCATGCGGTAGCTCGAGCCGTCGAAGTGCAGATAATGCGTGGCATTGCTGCCGAGGTACAACACGCCGGTGGTCGGACTGCGGTTGGCGTAGACATCACCACCAACGGATAAGGTGCCGGTCATGGTGTCGCCGGCCTTGTTGACCTTGCTGGCAAGTGCCGCGGCATTGGTGCTGTCAGCTGCGTCGACGTAGTCCTTGCGCACGGCATTGGGCGCGCCCGGATTGGTCGGCAGCGCCAGGTGTCCGGTCATGGTCGAGCCGGCGATCGCCACCTTCTCGGCATCCAGCTCGGCGAGCGCCGCTTGCACGTTATTGGCGGCAATACCGCCAGTGGGCGTAACCGGCACACCGGCAGCGGCCGGCGGTGGCGGCGTGGAATCGTCGACATAGCCTTTGGTAGCGGCGCCCAGGTCATCGGTCGGGTCGTCGTGCAGGATCAGCGGCCCGGTCATGATGCCGCCGGCCAGCAGCAGGTAGTTGGCCAGGTTACTGGTGTCGCCTGGCGCATTCGAAGCGAGCCGCCACTGCGCGGCATTGAACGGGCCGGGCTGGATGACGTCGAGCGCGACATAGAGGTCGGCGTCGTGGACGACGAAGTCATTGAGCAGATACTGCGATTTCGGGTCGAAGTAGCGCACCGCGATCAGGGCGAGCGGCGCGCCGCCGGTATCGCCGACCGCGATCTGGCGATTGGCAGTATTGACCGCGATCTCACCCTTCTCCAGCGGGTTGGCGAACGGCACGGTCGGATTACTGTCGCGGCGGTGACGGTAGTGCGAGGTCATGGTCAATTCCCCGGCTGCGCTGGCGGCGTGAAATTGGCGGTCCACAACGCCTTACCCTTGGTAACACGAAACTCGTCGATGTAGCCGGTCCAGTAGTTGGTGTTGTTGCCGATCGCACCGATTACGAACGACCAAGTGCTGACGTAGAGCGGCCAGGCGCCATAATCCTGCAGATTGCTGTCCAGGACACCGTCCAGATACTGACTGAAAACGTTGTTGCGCCGCATCACCGCGTAATGATGCCAGGCGTTTTTTGTGACCGTGGCTATGCCGTCGGTCATCTGCGCCAGCCAATCGGTTCCGGTTTTTCCGAAAGAACAGACTATGCGGTTCTCAGCGGTGATGTAGCAGCCGATCGTCAGGTCGGTCAGGCTTGGACTGCACCGGCCAAACAGTGCCTGGTTCACACCAGCGGCGCCGGTGTTATAGAACCAACAATCAATGGTGAAATCCTCATAGCCAAAATTCAGCTCGCTGGGAGTGCCCGCAACATAACAAATCTGCGCGCCGTTGAATTGCACAGCTGCGTTGCCAAATTTCTTTTGCGCCGTCGATATTGCTGCGCTGCCGGGATGGATAACTTGCCGCTTCTGCGAGCTGTCCTTGAAGTCGCCGTCGAAGTGCAACATCAGCACGGTCTTGTCGCCAGTGGCGCCATGTACGTCGGTCGGCGGCGTGAAATCGGCAGTCCACAGCGCCTTACCCTTGGTGATGCGCAGCTCATCCATGTAGCCTTTAAACGGATAGGCGGTGCTGCCCCACATACCGATCGTCAAAGGTGTGACTATGACGGGCAATGCCGGCGTGGTCATCGGAGCACCGCCAACACCATTGAGGTAGATTTTGTTCACCCGATTAGCGCGAACGAATGCGACGTGGTGCCAATTGTTAATTGTAATATAGGCGGGCGCATATACGGAAAAATCGCCGCCGGCACTGGCCTGGCGTTGCAGCATGGTGACGCCGCCGTCAGAGAGGATCATGAACAGCCAGCCGTCACCAGCAAGATGCGCCAGAAAAGCCATTGCCTGCCCGGCAGGCGGTATTGCCGTCGGTCGCACCCAGAAATCGATGGTGTAATCGTCACCCATCGACCAATCGGGGCTATCTGGATAAGACGCATAATCATCGAGGCCGTCGAACAAAGCGGATATTCTGCCAAACTTGCTTTGCGCTATTGAGAAAGTTAATCCCGCGAAGGTGCTGGCCGCGCCGCGCTTGTATTGCGAGAAGTCTTGCCAACTGCTGTCAAAATGCATCAGCAGTCTTGTGTTCAGATCAGGATACGGCTCGTATTTCCTCGTTGGCGGCGTAAAGTTGGCAGTCCATCTGGCGATGCCGTTGCTGACGCGAAACTCTTGCATGTAGCCGAAGAAATAAACGTATCCGCCGGGATTTGGCCAGCAGCCAACCATCGGGCCGTAACTCGCGTTATTGAACGGCAACGTCGATGTTGCGGTGCCTTTCAACACACCATTTTCAAAGGCGTAGAATGTGCTGCCTTTGCGGACAATCGCACGGTGGATCCAGACATTGAGTTGGGCGGTGCCCATAAACATCGCACTAATGATGTTCCAGCTCGCTTGGTCATTGGATGCGTAATAGTAAAGGCCAGCGTCGGTGCCGTAGGCGACCAACATGGGAGAATACGTCACTCCGACCGTGTCCCAGGTGAACGCCGGCCGGTAAGTTGTGACGTCGCCAATCCGGTGCTCCCACCAATCGATAGTGAAATCGTTGAGCGCCAGGTTGAACGAGTTATCGACGTTCACTGGCGAATAAATATACGCATTATTGTTGAATTGCGTCGCCGCGACATGCAGCGGACCGGGACCGCTGCTGCCGTCGCCAATGACAAAGGCATTGGCGACGGCAGCGGCACCGTTCTGCTTCGGCGAATGGTCGAGCATGGTGGTTGAATTGACCGGGCCGTCCATGTGGATGAGCCAGGTTGTGTAGGCGTCGATGTAGCGGGTGTCGTCGCTGGGAATAGTGAAGCCGAGACCGCGTTTGCTCATGCGATCAAGCTCCCGCACAGCACCCAGCCATCGGTGGTGACTTTTACCAACGTGGCGCAAGAACCAATCTTTGGTAGTTTGCGCTTACTGTCTTCAGAGGTAATCGAAACGCCTGCTCCTGGGACGATCGTCGCTATGATGTTTGCGGTGACCATAAGATCGATCTCTGCGCCCACTGCAAAGGCCACAGCAGAATTAGGCGGCACAGTCAGGCTCAGCGGAGAAGCCGTGCTATTCCACAGTGCAACGATCTTGCCGATGTCAGACAACACCAGCGTGTAGGCCGTCCGATCGGCTGAATTGAACGCTCGCACACCGGCATCGACGTACTGCTTGGTGGCAATGCCAAGCGCAGCAGTCGGATCACCCAAGACAGTGATCAAACCGTCTGCGCGCCGCATCGTGATCACATCATCGACAAGCGTCCCGGCGTCGTTGGCTCGCGCAAATGTAATGTCGCTACCAGAACCGTCTGCGGCTTCAGCCGTGCCGTTGCTGAGCGATAAACGCCAGCGCAATTTTGCCGCGCCAGCGAGGCCGGTCTTCATGTAGATGGCGGTGCGCTCGCCAGACAAAGCCTTCTCAAAATTGAACGATGGATTTGCTTTGCTGATCGTCAGATCGCCGGTCATCACATCGCCGAGCTTCGACACCCTGGCGTCGACCTCGGTTTTCCTGGCAACGCTGCTCGGCTGCGTCGGAGCTTGCGCGATTAAGACCTGTCCGCTGGCGCGATCGATCGTTAGCGGAGTGCCAAGAAGGGTGGTGCCGTCATCGGCAAACCGATTGATGGAAAAATTGGTGCCTGCGTTTGCACCTGTCTCAGGGGTGGCATCGCCTAAAACAAGCTGCCAGCGCGATTTGTAGTCGGACCAGTCGGTCTTAGTGCCAATGGAACCGTCGATCGTGTTCTGCGCTGAAGGCACACCCGGCGGCTTCGCCAGTGTGAGGTATGGTCCCAGCGGCGCGAGAATCCCGATACCTTTTTTACTGAACACCTCGCCGGAAAACTCGGAGGCGCCGCTGCTTTTGATGCGCAGCCGTTCAATGCCGCCGTCCTTGTCGCCGGTATAAAACGCCAGTGCGGTCGGTGCCGAGCCGACCGCGATCGGGCCGTCGACAATGCCGGTCAGGCCGGCGCCGTTGGCCCAGTCGCCGCCCTCGTTGGCGTTCCACCAGATGCCGCCCAGCGCATCGCCGGTCTGCACCGGCGCCGGCACCGTAGACGAACCGCGCGAGCGACCGAAATAAAACGCCGCAGCATCGAACGGATTGACGCCGTTGAGTGTGGTCATGTCCACCCACAGTGGCGCGACCGTAAACGTGCCGGCATCCTTGTCGCCGGCCTCAAACAGAGCGCCTGGAAATATCGAAACCGGACCGATGCCGAGCGGGCCGGTCAGCATGCCGCCGGTCAGCGGCAGGTAGTTGCCACCCCCGCCGCCGCCGGTAAATTCGGTCCACTGCGAGGCGTTGAACGGCCCGGGCGGCACCGCGGCCTTGGCGACGTAGAGCTTGCCTAACTGCACCACCATGTCGTTGGCGAGATAGCTGGCGTGGGTGTCGAAATAGCGGATCGCGATCAGCGACAGCGGCACGCCGAGCGCCGCGGCGTCGGCATTGCCGACCGCGAGCTGCCGATTGGCAGTGTTTACTGCTAATTCGCCAGGCTCGAGCGGGCTCGGGAACGGATTGGACGGATTCGCGCTGCGGCGATGCCGGTATTGCTTCATGTGGCCCCATCCTCAAGTCAGGGTCTGGTAAAACTCTGGCAATCTTCAGCGTTTGCGGCCGCGGGCAGCTGCCGGATCAGTAAAAGTAAAATCCATCGTTTCGCTCTTCATGCCGCCGGTACGGACGCCGACCGGACAGGTCGCAGCGACGGTAAACAGCGACGGCTTGACGCCGGTGGTGACTTCGGTGTCGCTGCGAAATTTGGTCGGCTCGTCGAGGCCGTTGAAAGTGATCTTGGTGGCCTCGTTGAAGCCGGTGCCGGTGACGACCAGCTCAAGGTCAGCGCCACCGCACTCGGCGGTGTCGGGATCGATGCTACTGACCGTCGGTGCCTCGATCTCCGAAATAACCGGGCCATCATGTTCATTGTTGCCGTGAATGTCGACCTTGGCCGGGCCGATCACGGTTAGAATCTGTGTGTTGTCGATATGCGAGATCGTCATTGAACGCCCCTTTCAGAATGTGCCGCCGTCGAGCAATAGCAGCGAATGGTCGATCACGCCGTTGAAATCGGTCTTGATCAGCTTGTTGCCGCTGCCGCCGCCGACCGACACGTTGACGGCGATCGCGCCAGCGGTAAAGGTTGCCGCGGGGATGGCGAACTCGCGCATCATCTCGTTGCGCAGCGTCGACGGCGAAATCGCCTCGTCGCCGACCACGCCGGCGATCACCTCGGCGTTGCTGGCGAAACTCACGCCGCCGCTACCGCCGCCGCCACTGATAATGGCAAATTCCGACGGGATGCGCTTGTTGGCGGTCGGCATGGCCGAGGTGTGGATGGCATTGCCGATCGCATCGGGGTCGACCACCGGCACCCAGGTGGCGACGCGCAGGTTCTGGCTCATGGCGGCAACTCCACAGCAACATGCGGCCGAAACCAGATCGCCCAAAGCCGGCTGTCGGCTAATGGCGCTATCGTCATTGATAAAGTTGCGCCGGTGGCAGTGAAATCGACGCCGGGCTCCTGGATGACACCATCGAGCGACACCATCAGCTGCGCGCCCTGGCCGATATTGGTCGGGATCGGCGTGCCGGGGCTGGCGGCCGGGTCGATGTAGCTCAGCGTGAAGATCTTGTTGGTGCCGTCCGGCAAAAGCGGCTGCACCTTGAAGGCGTCGACCTGCGCGGAGTTGATCTGGTCGGGCGGGATCATCAAATCCCACTGAATGACCGCGCCGGCGCCAGGCGCCTCGACCAGGGTCATGCTGCTGTCGGCGGTGTCGGTGGTGAAGTCTATTTCCGGCACCAGGCGGACGCCGTTCAAGCAGACATCGTGGCCCTCGTTGACAAAGGTCGGCGCAAAACCGTTGATATCCGCGCCGCGGAAGGTCACCTGCGCGTCGGTGGCCAAATAAACGTAACGCGCTCGAAAACCAGGCGCTACCGTGACGCCAGGCGGCTGCCAGGCGGTGCCGTTCCAGACCATGACGGTCTTGAGATTGGTATCATAGTAGAAACTACCGACCGCGAGCGGATCCGGGACGGTTTCGCCAGTATTGGGGTTGGTGGCGCCGGGAATCGGCTGATACGACCACGGCCCGAGGTAATAAAAACCGACATTGCCGACCAATTGCTGGCAATAGACCGCCCACCACTTGGCCGACCACAGTCCGCCAACGCCGCCCATGCCGGAAACCGGCTGATAGAACAATCCTTGCGGAAATTTCGAGGATTCGATGAAATCCAGCGCGTGACTGTTATCAATAACCGGCCCGCCGAGGTACTCGGCCCACTGCAAAGCCTCATCTTTCGCAGCAATCGCGTTGTCGGCCTGCGCCGTGCTGTAATTCGCCGAATTTTTCGCATCGATCGCCGCGGATTCGGCACGATCGGCAGAATTTTCCGCGTCAGAGGCGCTGTCGAGGGCGTTTACGTTGCCGTGACTGATCGCGCTGAGCATCTGCGCGGCGGAAACCGCCGCCGCTTCGGCGTCAGTGGCACGCAAATCGGTCTCGCGGCCGGATGCGACGACGATATTGATGGCGTCGGCAGTCTTTTCTGCCGCCGCGACGATACGCTGCTCGGCGCTGTCGATTTCTTTGCGGCTGTGCTTCAACTCGGCCGCCAATTGCTCGGGGCCGACGCTGTTATTTGCCAGTTTGCCGTCGTCGCGGCGAATATCCGCCAGGGCTTGCTGGGTGGAGCTAATCGCCTCGATTAGATTGTGGATCTGCGCATCGAGCAAGTCGGCCTGGATCTGGCCGCGCGGGCGGTCGGAGAATAAAATCTGCTGCTGCGGCCGGACGATCGCTGGCATATGCGCGTTTCCATCGTGCGGACCACCCATTTATCGCACAAAACCGCGGAAAGGAAAGAACATGATCTCAGCCGAAGCTTTGGCCGCCCTGTCCGGCATCGAAAACGGCGCGCACTACAACGCGCTGCACACAACCGCACGCGAGTTGATCGCCGCCGGCTACGCTTGCGACAACTGGGGGCAGCTCGATTTAACAGAGGCAGGGCGGATCTATCTGCGGCGGGGTAAATTCAACATCAGGATCACCGGCGATGACCATGTCAGCGACATGATGTCGGTCACGCACATGCAGATTCCCGATGCGCCGATCGATCGCAGGCCGTCGAAGTTCTGGAAAAACCATGCGGTGCGAGATCTCGCGCAGCCGCACCGCAGCCGTGGTGATTACGATCCGCAGCCGGACACTTCGGGGGCGGCGAGGAAGCCGATCGAGCTGGTGCAAGAGGCGCCAGCGGAGCCGCTGCCGGCCGCGACTGATCGCATGCAGGAAATGCTGCGGGCCGCGGGCGTGGCGTCGGGCATTACTGGCGTGTGGCCGGACGAGAAGTGGGTGCTTGAGTTTATGAAGGCGCTGGACGGGGTATTTTCCGAAGCAAGAACAGAAGTAGAAAATACCCCGTCCGCTTCTAATGACGATTAAAGAAGCGGACGCTTCAGACCACGAAAAATTTGCCACGCAGCATTGCGGCTGCCGGCGCCCGCTCGATCCGGCCCCGCCGGGGGGCGGTACGACATGCCGTCACCTATGACACGTTGTCGCCGCGCCGCGTTGTCGTATGTGTCACGCTGTCATGGGCCTACCATCTATCTAGTAAACAGATGGTATGGGCCAGCTAACGTATTGATTCTATTGATGTTTGGTTTTATCGCCAGCGTCGCGGGATGCTAGTGGGATGCTATCGCTCCAAATCCGCGATCGCGGAATCGAGCTCGGCCGCGGTCATGTCCGCGCCGCGGCGCCGCGATTGGCCGCTGTCATCAGTAAAGAATTGTAGCAACGTGCGGCCAGCTGATGCTTTCGCGGCCGCGCTAGCTGATTCGTCTTTAAGCACGCTTAGCAGGGCTTCGCGGACTATTGTCCTTAGAGTGGCTTGATTGTTTGAATCGTCGCTTGGCTTGTTGGCTTGCTCGATTAACCGCGGTTTCGTTGGCATTGCGCTTCGCTTCCCAATTGCGCCTTTGCGCTTGCATCATATTCCCACCATGCCAGCGACAACATGGGACGCCGGCCATGGCCAATTGACCGCAGGGCTTCCCACTATGCCTTGCAATCGCAACACAACGTAAACGATTCGCATATGCGGGCTTTATCTGTGCTCGCACCATTGCCGCTTTCCATGCGGCATTGCCCCATTGTGGCTTACGTTTCACATTTTGCATGCTAACCTATTGATATTGTTGGCTTTTACGCCGATCGCCAGTGATCCAAAAATAACTCAACTATTTTGAGATTCCCTATTGCATTATGTCCCGATCGGGACTAGGTAATGGTCACTGAAACGAACCTAACAGGAAACGCCACCATGCTGATTAAAGACGCGATCGCGATCGCCGGACCATTAGGCTACCCAAGCAAAATGCCCGGCACAAGCTACGGCATTAGCGCCAAAGCTTGTATCACCGGCGCCAAATTGAATCTGGTCGAGGGTAGCACTTGCCACGGATGCTACGCGCTTAAAGGCAATTACATCTATCCATCCGTAAAGATGGCACACGAAAAGCGCATCACCGGCATTACCCATGAACAATGGGTCGACGCCATGGTGGTACTGCTCAAAGCAGCACACAAGCCGCGCAAAGTAGGTTTGCCATTGTCGGCCCATCATCGCTGGCATGATAGTGGCGACTTGCAATCAGAGACTCATCTGGCCCGCATCTGTGAAGTAGCAGCACAGACTCCAGAATTGTCACACTGGCTTCCCACACGCGAGATTGGAATCCTGTCACGCTATATCAAAAGCGGCGGCAAGGTTCCGGCGAATCTGACAATTCGCGTTAGCGCAACAATGGTGGATGGCGCCGCGACCAAGGCCTGGCCGATTACATCCACAGTGCATCAGCACGAAACCGCGCGCGGTCACGTATGCCCGGCGCCCGAGCAAGACAACAATTGCGGTACATGCCGCGCGTGCTGGTCACAAGATGTTAGCAACGTCTCCTATCACAAGCACTAAACAGGAAAGAATCGAACATGACTCTAGATCAAATCAAAGCGGCAGTAGAAAGCGGCAAAACCGTTTGTTGGAGCAATGATGGCTATCGCGTCATCAAGGACTCAATCGGCCAATGGTTAGTGCATTACACGCCAACAAATAACTATTGGGGATTAACCCATCAGGACGGCACCACAGTAAACGGTAAACCACACGAATTTTTCATAAAGGAACCTGTCATGAAACGCGTCCCTGCAGTAATCGACGCACTAGAATCCCGCATTGCCACTAACGTCACGGCTAGCCGTAACGTGCAGTGGATCATTGAAGCCAAGGGCTTTGCTCATACCGGACACGGCACAACCGCGGCCGAAGCCGCACACGATTTCCTGGTCCGTAATCACCTGGAGTCCGGCAAATGACAACAATCAAAATCGCGCAAGCTTTCCCACATTGGGCGGCATCGTTCGAGCCTGAGAATCCATGGGCAATGCCGGCCACAGGTTTCCTACCGTTACCCTATGCGGTGTTCAAAACCTCATGGCCACAGCTACAGAAAAAGCTAGCCAAACAATACCCGGGCTGTGTGCTCGAGCCCATGACCAAGTAACTGGCGATTTTTTCGGATTTTCAAAAATTGAAACATGAAAGGACAGACTATGCCTGAACAACGCCGATTCCCCGTAGGTAACAAAGGCGAAACCGTTTTGATTTGGGTTGATAACAAAGGCCAGCCCAAACGCAAAAGCCCAGCCTGGATGAACATGATCGCAAACGCAGCCGCGCGAGCGCCCGAAGATCGATCGCCCGCGGAGCGAGCCGCATTACGTAATGAAATGGAACAAACAACACGAAAGCCCGCACCATGAAACTGAAACAACCGCCGGCCATCCGCTACATAGTCCGCGACAAGGCAACCCAAGGCTGCGATTTCCTAATGTGGGGCGACAATGACCCCGCCGCGGCAAAGTACACCTTGGACCAGGCCCTGGCCGATAGCCTCGACGTCGAGCTGGTCACCATGCCAGCCGACGATATGGACGAGCACACGCGGCGCCTAATCGAAGGCGAGCAACCCTGGATGATTCGCTACTTCAATGCCGATGATGTCCCGGCCGACTGTCACCCGGATGTTTTCGCAACCCAATCCGCGGCACTGGCCGAGGCGCCGCGCTTCATGGCGCACCTGGACTGGGCCACCCGCTTCGAAGTGTACCGATCATGAGCCTCTCAGACACAGCAAAGGGCGCCCTCGCGGGCGCCTACGCTTCCCGCGGGCGTCACCGCGGCCAGTTACTGGCCCGTTGTCCCAAATCGCACACGCTCGCAGCCGCGGCCTGGCAGGGCGCCATGCTGGTATGCAACCCGTATCAGGTATCGATCGGCGCCGTGCTGTTCATGACCGCGGAACAGCGCGCCATACTCGAGGAAGTGCGCGCCCACTTCGAAACCCTGCCGCGGGAGTACCAGGTGCTCGCCCAGCGCGATCGCGAAGCCCTCGAACGGCTCGGAGTATGGTGATGGCTAAATATTGTAAATCGGCAGTGGACCGTGAAATTAGCAAAACCGATGCCACTGCGGACGAGGCCAGCAAAATCCACCGGCTGTTATCCGGCCGGCACGAACAAAAGCCGCGGCCGCAACCGCTGGCGGAAAAATCCGCCAGTAGGCCAGGGGGTAAACTCGGCCGGCGGGCTAAGCCCGCCATGTCCAAGGATAGGTTCCTGGCCGGGATCACCGCGCTCGGCCACAACGTCAACACCGCCAACCAGCTATTGGGTATTGGCCGGAGCACCATCTATCGGATGGCCAGCGGCCAGGCCGCAGTGCCACCCGTGATCGCCCGCCTGATGGACATGTACGAGCGGCACGGGATCCCGCCGGAGCACCAGCCATGAGCCTGCTCGGCATCATCCTCGGCGTAGTCAACTACGAGAGCTTAACCGGCATCGAGGCCGGGCTATCCGCAGCCGCAGTGGTAGTCCTGATCGCGCTAGCAAGCACGCGCTGACACCCAACCCGCACAGCGCCTCATGGCTCTGTGCGGTTCTCATAAACCTTGGCGTAGCGGTCCCGGTAGCCGGGATGCTGGCCGGCCTCGGCAATCCCAATAAGCCGCCGCAGATTGGGTTCGAGCAATCGCGCACTGATATTGAACCGCGGATAACGCCCCAGGATCCTGGGGTGCATATGCGCCGCCACCTCAACATCGTTCTGCGAAACGTAGCGCCCCGCCCAACTCTCAATAATATGCTTGATCGGCCGCGACCGTTGCACCACCCGCCGGGTCTTCACTTGCGCGTCCAGCCACTGATAGGCAATCCGCACACAATCATCATGCTGGTGCAGTACCTGCACATGATCCGCATAAGGCGTAGTCAACTTAGCCTTGGCTATAGCTTCGGCACTGAGCATGGCGGACACCTCGAAAACGCGAACCTATGACAACTCGAGCACGCCGGCCGGATATGCACAAGGCCGGCACAAACCCGGCCGCGCATACTCTATGGCCCTATGGCCCAACACATGTCGGGTAGTAGTATATATAAAATACATATAGAATTATCTCTCTCTCTATATATTCTAGGCCACCTAGGCCACATGAGCGTTAACTTGTTGAAAATCAGATAGTTACCTGTGGCCTAGACTATGGCCTAAACATGTGGCCCTGGCCCAGCTTGCGCCGCACGATGGAACTTTTTTATCACAAAAATTGATGTGTACTGGTTGATACATCAACTTCTGTTGTTGTGGCCCAGCCACCCGAAAAATGCCTAGGCCACTACTCCGCGTCCTTTTTCACCGCCCGCAGCACAGTCTGGATGTCGTCAATACTGCCCCACTTGGCGGCATGCTCGCGCCGCTCGGTCTCGTTCAACAGCGCCGCAGCCGCGGCCCGGCTGCGGAAGCAGAACAAGGTGTAGCGCCGCTTGCCGACCATGATCCGCGCCCGATCGCCGCTCGGCACCTTGACCTTGGCACAGTGCTCGTCGAAGGCGCCGGCCAGCATCCCCTGCCAGGCTGTGTCGCGCCGGCCGATCCGCTCGCCGTCGCCATTCATCTGCGCCTCGATCTCGCGCTCGAGAAACAGCCGCGGGAACACCAGGCCGCGGTCGTCATCACTGGCGAAGTCGACCAGCGTGTGCTCGACCTCGTTCAGCGACAGGTCCGCCATCTCATCCTTGGCGGCGGTTTTCAGCGGCACATACATGTCGAACTTCGACAGGTCGCTGGTTTCCAGATAGGCCGCCAGCGCCGCGATGTTGGCCGGCTTGTCCATCCAATTGACGATCGCCATGCGCTCGTCCGGCGTCATCGGCCGGCCATTGCGCAGCACCGAGATGCGCCGGTCATTGGCCGGAATAGCCGTAGCGTTGGCGTGGTTGGTCGCCACCGTGATCGAGCAGAACGACACGCCGTCATACGCCGGCAGCCCCTTGACCTTGAAGCTGCGCCGCTTGGCGGCCGGATCCAGGCAGCTCTTCAGCGCCGTGTAGACGCTGCGCTTCTCGCCCTTACGGTGTGCCGTCGGCGAGGTCGACGCCTCATCAACCGAGACCAGCACGCAATTGGCCTGCCAGTCGGTATAGACCGCCTGCGAGCTGGTGCCGGTCAGGATATTGAAGTCCTCATCCTTGCAGTAAGCCTCACCGAATAGCTTGGCGTGGATCTTAGCCATCATGCCGCGGCCGGTGCCGAATGTGCCGCCCAGCGGCCCGTCCTCCGTGTCGGCCACATACCACGGCGAGGTGCCAGGCACTTCCGGGTACCGCCACTTATGCGCGGTCCAGTCCAGCCAGAAATTGCGATCGATCGCATCCGGCAAGAACCGTTCCAGAAATTCTAGGAATGTATCCACTTCGCCGGTGCCATCGTCGACATGGATCGGCCTCCGGTAGGTGTTCTTAAACACCTCGCCGTCTTCGATGTAGGTCGGAAAGTTCTTGTCCGGCCGCATCCGCACGCCGGCGATGCTCTCGCGCCGCGGATGCATCATCCAGGCCGAGGTGGCCAGCACCTTCTTCGGCTTGCCAGTTTGCTGCGGTTGCAGTTCGAACCAGGCGGCGTATTCGGTCTCGAACGCTTTGAGCCGCAGGCCGCAGTAGGCACTTGGCTCATACAGCATGATCACCCGATCGGCTCGCGCATCAAAGCCGTGCGTCCGCACCAGCCACTCGATCTTGTCCTTGAGCGGATCGGTGTCTTTCGGCTTTATCGGCATCGGCTTAGAGATTGTCGCCATCGATTATCCCTCCCAGGATTGCTTGAAGTCCTGCGCCACCTCGAACAGTTGCTGCTGCAGTTCGCGATCCTCTGCCGGCGACAGCGATTCCCAGCGATGCGACACGCCGGTCTTAGTATCCCACAGTGTCAGCCCGGCGCCGCCGGAGTGATTGACCAGCACGCGATCGCGGGTCTTGGATGCCTTGTCCCAGATGTTGGCGTAGCCTTTGATCCGCGTCACACCGGCGCGCTTCTCCAGCTCGGACAATTTGATATGTTCGCCATCTGACAGCACCATCACGTCATCTGGTTTGAGATCATACACCCGATCGCCCGGCAGATGCGCGTGCTCGGTTTTAATCTGCTCGAGCCCGAGCTTGATCATCACCTGCTCGCACTCGGCGATCATCAGCGGAATGTCTTGCTCGGGAAACCACGGCAGCGAATCGAGCGGCGCCTCTGTGATCGAGCGGCCCTGGTAGCCGTAGATCCGCCCCGGCGAGTGATAGCCATGCACCGCCACGTACCGCTTATCGTTGCCAGCGAAATACTCGACCAGGTGCGGCTTATCCTCCTCGGACTTAAACCGCGCCGTCCAGCGCCGCTTGCGCGCCGTTGCCGCCTGGCCGATCAAAGCCAAGGTCGTGCCGCCGGAGGTCCGCCGCAGGCAGCTGGCCATGAAGTCCGGCCAGCGCCGCGCCAGCGCCCCTAGCAGGGCCTGGCGCACCGCCAAGTCGCGCACGTCCAGGTCGATCACAAAGCAGGTCGATCCCAGCATGCGGATGCCGGCGGTCTTGCCGCTCCACCGCTCGATCGCCTCGTCGTCATTGGGTTGTTTTGGCCAGCCGCGGAATGGCCCGTCGCGGCCGCGTAAGGGTATGACATCGTAGCCATTGTCGCGGATTTTGCGCCATATCTTACGGTATTCATGCGCTGGCTTCGGCTGCAGTGGTATCGCTTGCGCCGTCTGGCCGGGATGGTATTGATTGCTCACTGGTTTAGCTCCTTTGGGGTTGCACTGGTCATCCTAGGGATGGGGTGGGACTGCACTTAAGCCGGCAGGGTCTGACCCCCTGCCGGCTATTTCATTTCAGCAACACGTCAATATCCGCTGAGTTCTTCACGATCGCAATCGCTACCCCTAGCTCGTTAAATCGCTCATGCCACAACATCTGGTGTGCCGCCGTGCGGCCGCCCCTCGGCCGCTTCACTTCGACGAACACCACGCGGCCGCCGGGCAGGGTCACCAAGCGATCGAAGAATCCCCGCCGGCCTAATACGGTGACTTTCACGCATTCGCCGCCGGCGGCCTCAACCCGCTCACGCAGTTCGCGTTCGATTTTATTCTCTCTCACAGATAATTTGACAGCCATCGCGATCTATGCCCTGTTGTCTGCAGCAAACAGAACAGAGGATAACATGTCTCGCCACTCCAATATTGTCGGCGGCTCGACCGCGGACAGATTACTCAACTGCCCCGGCAGCTTTCAGCTGCTGCAGCGGATCCCTGACCAGGCCGAGATGCCGAGCGAATATGCCGACTACGGCAGCGCCATGCATGCGGTGATGGATAGTTTGATGGCGATGTATGCCGATGGATTTCCGCCCTCTGTCACCATGATGCTTGAAGACGCCGAGACCATGCTCGGCAGTACCTTCTACGATCGCGTGCTCGAGCAGCACCACCTCGATGATTCGATCTTCCCGGCGATCGATACCTTGTATGAGCTAATGAAGGAATACGGCGGCGGATTTCATGTTGCCGCCAATGAGTTGCAGGTAAAATTCCCCGGCATCCCGGGCGCCTTCGGCACCGCCGACCTGTTACTGGCGAGTAAAAAATTCGTCTTGATGGTCGACTGGAAATTCGGCGCCGGCGTGCCGGTCAAGGCGGTCTATAAAGATGAGCACGGCGAGCGGGTGAACCCGCAATTGTTGTTTTATTTCGCCGGCGCCATGGAGGAGCTGCCCTCCATGTTCAACAAGAAACGCTACGCCGTGGCGGTGATCCAGCCGCGCACCACTGAGCGCCTGACCCACACTGTCATCACCCGCACTGAGATCGATATGTTCATCGAGGATATGGACTTAGCGATCGTCGCTGCGCTGGGTAAGAACCCCAAGCTGCACGCCGGCGAGCACTGCCGCTGGTGTCCGGCCCGGCCGTGCTGCCCCGAGCACACCAAGCCGCTGTTTGATCTGGTCAACATGGAAATCATGCCGGCGCAATTGACAGCTTCTGTAGTCGACGACGGCAACGCGGCTGCTTACGGTGAGTTTCTGGCTAAGGCCAAGTACCTGGCCGATCTGGCCGCCGAATATAAAAAGCAGGTGGATGAAGCAATCCACAGCTATCTGTCGAACGGCGGCACCGTGCCGGGCTGGAAGCTGAAGCAGAAGACCAAATTACGCCAGTGGATCGACAGCGACACCGTCGCCTTCAATTTGAAACGATTAGGTTTTGAGGAAGAAGACATCTGGCAGGACAAGCTGCAAACCTTCGCCCACACTGACCGGGTTGCCAAGCGGCTCGGCGTCAAGATCCCCGACACGTTGCGCGCAGCGCCCGAGACCGATGAGACCGTGATTGCGCCGGAGAGCGATCCGGCGCCGGCGATCGATCGCGCCAAGGCGACCCTCGAGTTCGCCGCGGCGCTCAAGCAATTGCGTCACGAACAAAATCCGTGACACAATACCTGGCCGGTTTTGGATGTTTGCGCCGGTCACTAGAACTGAACCCGAAAGGACACGCGAAAATGAATGAGATTGCAAAACGTAACCTTGGTTCGACAGCCCTGTCGCTGCCGGACGACCTCGCCGACCGGCTGCTAGCTGGCATTGAAGACAGCCAGGCCACCACCCTGGTAGCCGGCGGCGGCAAGGATCTAATCAAGCTCTCCAAGAACGACGGCACCTGGAACGTAGGCCAAGCCGACGAGCCGATGCAGGTCGGCTCCAAGTGGTGGATCAACGTCGTATCGATCTGCCACGGCTTCATCTGCTGGTCGAACTACCAGGGCAGCAGAAAGAACGAGAGGCTCGGCGAGGTCATGGTGCCGATGTACGAGCCCAAGCCGCAGAAGCCCGGCCCGATCGAGGGCTTCCCGTTCCAGGAGCAGCGCAGCTTTGAAGCGGTGTGCTTGAACGGCGAGGATGAGGGTGCCGAGGTCCAGTTCAAGAACGGATCCGTTGGCACCATGAAGGGCTTTAAAAAGCTCGAGGATGCGGTCAAGGCCCAGCTCAGGACCGACCGTAAATTCCCCTGCCCGGTGATCCAATTCAAGTCGGAGAAATACAAGCACTCCGACTATGGCTGGATCTGGAACCCGGTGTTCGAGGTGGTCGACTGGGCCGACATGCAGGGCAACCTGAAGTCGGAAGGTGAAGCGGCCCCGGCCGAGCCCGATGCACCAAAGCCGGCGCCCGCGGCGGCCGCGGCCAAGCCCCGCAGCAAGCCGGCCTTGGTCGATAAGCCTGACCTGCTGCGTCCAGATGAGCCTGCCGTGGTGCGGCCGGCCCAGCGGCGCCGTCCGCCAGCGGCTTAATCGTTGCAACGGGGGGTGGCTGAAAACCACCCCCCGGTTTGTGGACACCTCTTCCCTTCCATCCCGGGGAATGCCCTGCCATGCCCGAGCGCACCTTCGATTCCGATAAAATCTGCTGGTTCGACTTCGAAACGAGGTCGGGCGAGGATCTCCAGAAGGCCGGCGCCACCCGCTACGCCTGCGATCCCGATGCCGCGGCGATTATCCTGACTTACGCGATCGGCCACGGGCCAGTGCGGCTGATCACGGCGCCGCTGGCGGCGGACTGGGCCTTGTCCTGGCACCACCTGCCGCTGGATTTTACTGAGTTCTATTATCGGGTTGAGGCCAGTCCGGCGCACGGCGTCTTTGCCGCGTTCAATGCTGGGTTCGACCGAAACGTATGGAATTTTGCACTGCGTGATGCGCCGCAGCTGTTCCCCGACATGTGCATCGATCCGTCGGTGCAAGCGACCGCCGCCGGCCTGCCGCCGGACCTGGCCAGCGCCTGCAAGGCCAGCGGATCCACTGCCAAGGTCGAAGACGGCGGCGTCTATATCAAGCTGTTCTGCATGCCGGATTCGACGGCTACGCCGCAGAGCCACCCGGCGGAATGGGCGGCGTTTTGCGCCTACGCGATCGGCGACATCGAGGCCATGCGCTCACTGTTCCTGCGCACCCGGCAGCTGCCACTGCGCGAGTGGCAGGAATATTGGACCGCCGAAGCCATCAATGACCGCGGTATTGGCGTCGATATCAAGTTCGCCAGGAGGGCCGACCGTCTCGCCGGCACTGCCAAGACCCGCGCCGGCAACGAGCTGCGCGAGATCACCGGCGGCGCCGTCGCCACCGTCGGCCAGGTCAAGCAGCTGACCGGGTGGCTGCTGCACCAGCTGCCGGCTGAAGGCGTCGACATGCTGACCAAGCGGGAGGAAGAGGAGTCCGACGACGGCACCATCATCCGCCCGGCCAAATACAGCCTGACCAGGTCGCGGATCGAGAAGTTGATCCCATACTGCCAGGCGATTGGCCACCATAAGGCGCTGCGCGCCCTCCAGATCCGTTTGTACGGCGGGTCGACCACACCGGCCAAGTACTCAAAGATTCTCGCTCAGGAGGTGAATGGCGCGGTTTTCGGCCAGTACGTTTTCAATGGTGCGCCGCAAACCGGCCGGTTCTCATCCCGCGGCGTGCAAATCCAGAACCTGGCGCGATCGTTTCTCACCTACGAGCACGAAGCGATCGAGGCGATCCTCAACGGCGCCGACTATGACGAGCTGGAACGGCTCGGCGACGACACGCCGGTGGTGCGCAAATTGGCGTTGCTGATTCGGCCCACATTCGTTCCCCAGGGAACGAATCAGTTCGTGGTCAGCGACTTCGCGCAGATTGAGGCGCGAGTGTTGCCCTGGCTGGCCGGTCCACAGTCCGAGGGCGCCCAGCGGCGGTTAAACATCTTCCGCGAGGTCGACGACAATCCCAAGCTGCCGGACCTCTACACCCGCACGGCGGGCGAAATCTCCGGCATCAAGCTGCTCGGTGAGGTCACCAAGGCGCTGCGGCAGCGCGGCAAGGTCGCCGAGCTGGCGCTCGGCTTCGGCGGCGGCATCGGCGCGCTGGCTGCCATGGGTGCAAATTACGGGCTTTATCTGCCGCGGCATGAGGCCAGAGACCTGGTCCAGCTGTGGCGCGAGGCCAACGGCTGGTGTGTCAGGTTCTGGGGCGCCCACACCGCCGACGGCATCAGCAGCGGCCTGTGGGGCGCCGCCAACCGGGCGCTCGAGGAGCCCGGCATCGTCCAGACTGCCGGCCGGCTGGCCTACGTCTACCTACCGCAAATCCTCAAAGGCACGCTGTACTGCCAGCTGCCGTCCGGCCGGTGCCTGGCCTACCGCGGCATCAAGTACGAGAAGGTTAAGGAGCTGGATGACGACGACAACGTCATCGGCGAGACGACCCAGTTGCGGTTCTGGAAGGGTCATAACCGTTCCAAAATATGGCACGGCACGCTCTGTGAAAACGTCGTGCAGGCGACTGCCGCGGATATCCTGCGCGGCACGCTGGTCCGGCTCGAGCAGGCCGGCATGGGCGTCAGACTGCATTCCCATGACGAGGTGCTGATCGAGTGTGCCGAGGCGGATGTGCCGGGCGTGGCGAACTCGTTGCGCTACATCATGCGCAAGGGTTTTGACTGGACCAACGGCCTGCCGCTGATGTCGGAGGAGACCATCCAGTCCTACTATTCGAAGTGGGAGGGTAAGTGATGGTTGCCTCAACCAAAGTCCGGCCTTTGCCAGTGTCGGTACGCTCGCGGCTCGACAAGCTGATGCTGATGCTCGGATCCAGCAACGAGGGCGAGCGCGCGGCGGCGGCGGGTTTGATCAACAACCTGCTGAAAGAGAACGGCCTGGATTGGCATGACGTGGTCGGTTCGATCGGCCAGCCCGCGCCGTCGGCGCCAAAGCCGCCGCCACGCAACCCAGTGCCGATGCCTGTCGGTCATGAAATAACTGCGGATGAACTCAAGCGGTTGGTGCATTTGATTTTACGTAGTCCTCTCAATAAGCGGGCGCGGGAGTTCCTGGCCGGCATGATGGACCGTGCCAACATCTACGACCTGGTTTTTTTATCCGACAAGCAATGGATTTGGCTGCGTGACTTAGCGCGGCGAGCGGGGGCGATATGAAGCATGTCATAGCACTATCTGGCGGCAAGGATTCCACCGCTATGGCGCTGCGGCTGAAGGAGCTGCACCCGCACACCGACTACACCTACGTCTGCACGCCGACCGGCGACGAGCTGCCGGAGATGTTCGAGCACTGGCGATCGCTCGGCGATCGCCTCGGCAAGAAGATTCTGCCGGTTATGCACAGCACTGGGCTTAAAGGTGTGATCCGCAAAGAGCAGATGCTGCCGAATTTCCGCGCCAGGTTCTGTACGCGGATCCTAAAGATCGAGCCGTACCGGCGCTGGCTGCAAGCTAACACGCCGTGCGTGTCCTACGTCGGCCTGCGCGCCGATGAGGAGGGCCGCGCCGGCGGCGCCTATGCCGACATCCCCGGTGTCGAGATGTGCTTTCCGTTGCGTGATTGGGGTTGGCGCGAGCACGATGTGTGGGGCTACCTCGATCGCAATCGCATTCACATCCCCCGCCGCACCGACTGCGCCCGCTGCTACCACCAGCGGATCGGCGAGTGGTGGCAGCTGTGGAAGGAATTTCCCGAGCTGTGGGCCGACGCCGAGGCCGACGAGGCCGAGCTGAGTGCGACTTACCGCACACCTGGTCGCGATACCTGGCCGACCGCGCTCAAGGATCTACGCGCTGTATTCGAGAGTGGCCGGCTGCCACGCACCGTGAAGGATACGGCCGATGGTTTGCGCAACGTCGGCGCCTGTCGGGTGTGTACGTTATGAGTAAATACCCAGACGAGCCTGGATTTAAAGAAGGAGACACATCGCGCGAAGCGGCCGAAAGTATGAGCCTGCGCGCCATCAAGTTGCGGAAGCTGTGTTACGATTTAATACGTAAATATCCTGGCCACACCGCTGACGAGATCGCTGACCTGGTGGGCGAAAGCCTGCTGGCGATCAGGCCGCGCATCTCCGAGCTGCGGCGTATGCAATACGTTCGTAACCACGGACGCGGCAGCAACCGCTCCGGTATGGCGGCCCATCGCTGGGTGGTCTGCGAGGATGTGGATGTAACGGCGGCGGCAATTAATGAAAGATGGGCGGACCTGCGGAGGGACAGTGCCAGGCAGATCCGACGGCGCTACGTCGCGGCCCTTAATGTGTTCATGGATCGTATCGAGTGCGGCGACGAGCACGCCGCCGGAGAACTTAAGGCCGAGCTGGATGAGATGCGACTGGTGCTGGATCAATCATACGAATGGGTGCGATAGCGATGCGCGAGAAATCAGAGCTGCGCGCCTACCAGCAGCGGATCGCCAGTGCGCTTTACGAGAACGATGAGAAGATCGCGGTCGCCCGGCCGGGCGGCGGCAAGACTGTCGCGGCGCTGACTGCGATCGAGGAGCTGCTGCGCGACAAGCACATCCGCCACGCCCTGGTGATCGCGCCCAAGCGCGTGGCGCGCATGGTATGGCCGGACGAGATCGCGCTATGGGCGCATACCGCCGGGCTGTCATACCAGGTGCTCACCGGCACGCCGCAGCAGCGGGCGATCGGCCTGGCCGAGGCCCACGCCGGCACCGTCGACATCACCATCGTCGGCATCGACATCGTCGAGTGGCTGGTCGACGCACTGGTGAAATTGCCGGACGATTCGCGGCTGTTCGATCTCTTAGTGATCGACGAGGTATCCCGCCTACGCAATCCCTCCGGTGTCCGCGCCCGGCGGCTACTCCGCTACGCCAAGCGGTGGCGCATGATCTGGGGGCTAACTGGCACGCTCCGGCCGTCCGGCGCCGAGGATCTGTTTATGCCGGCCACGGTGGTAACCCGTGCCAAGCTTTGGGGTAAGTCGTTCTACAGTTGGCGTAAGGATCGCTTCTACCCGCTTGATTACAATGGCTACACATGGGCGCCGCTGCCGGGTGCGGAGGAACGCATCAATGCCGAGTTGGCACCGCTTTGCGTCACCCTGCGCGATGACGAGCTGCCGCAGCTGCCGGAACTGTCGATCATCTTCGACCGGGTTGAGCTGCCGGCCGCCGCCCGCAAGCAGTACCAGGACATGGAGGAGAAGTTGATGCTGTGGGATGGCGGCGGCGAGGCCGTCCTGGCTGCTTCCGCTGCCGTGGCGACCGGCAAGCTCGCGCAGATTGCCAACGGTTTCATCTACGACGACGGCACAACCCTGCGGCTCCACGGCGAGAAGGAGCAGTGGGCACAAGACATCATTGACGATGCGGATGGGCCGGTGCTGTTCATTTACGAATATCGCCAGGACTTGGAAATGCTGCGTGGGCTGCTCGGCCAGGATCTTCCTTACCTCGGTGACGGGGTCACCGACGCGGCATCTGATCATAACATCACCCAATGGAATGCGGGCATGCTGCCGTTCATGGCGATGCATCCCGCCAGTGGCGGACACGGATTGAATCTACAGCATGGCGGTTCAGACATGGCCTGGATTTGCCCGACCTGGTCACCCGAGCTGTGGGAGCAAACGATCGCCCGGCTGCATCGTTCCGGTCAAGCGAAGCCGGTGATGGTGCGCGTATGTACGGCAGCGAACACAGTGGACCAGATGAAGATCGATCGGGTGCATAAGAAAATGACGGCGCAGCAGGCGTTCGAAGCCTACCTGCGGCGCCATCAAGTAGAGGGATTCGTCAACGCCTAGATGCTAGCAGCCTTCTCCAGGCTGAGCACCAGTTGGGCGCCGTCATCGTCGAATTTGTTTTTGGTCAGGATCTCGACGATCTCTTCGTTGAGTCTGAATAATTGATCGCGGTTGATGCGGTACCGGGTGTGGGTGTCGTCGGAAGTGATGTTGAGAACGACGGTGTTGCGTTGGGGTATGGTTAGATAGACGAAACGCACTGGCGGCATGGTGGGCCTCGTTATCCGTTTGGAGCGTGAAGTCACCACCATACTCTTCCATTAATCCCGTTCCAGTGCGCGCTGCGCAATCCCCATACTTTCATCGGCACTGACGTCATGCAAATTTGCAATTTCGCGTAGGGCTTCGCGCAGCTTCTCGTTCTTTTCCGCCAGCCGCATAAGTTCGCGCAAGCCAATATTGAGCTGCCGTTCGATTTCAGTCAGCGCCGCGTACATCTCCTTCTCATGGGACATCGCGGTGCATCCACTTCATTTCTGTTATCTTCGGTGCATTCGCGAACGAGTGGTCGAACACCAACCAGCAATAGTCCGACTTGCCGCCACCCACCTTGCCGCCCGAGGTGATGACGTGGCCGGGCGGCATCGACGGCCGTGGGGTTAGTAACCAGACGCGCCGCAGCGGCAGTTCCTCTAGCCACCGGGCGGCATTGAGCCGGGCGGTTGGCATGATCAGCGCCACCTTGTTGCGGGCGCGCGCCAGTGCGTGCTTGGTGAACTCCTGGAACCTATCAAACGGCGGATTGCTAACGATATTGTCGGGTGTGGTGATGTGGTTTTGAAAAAAATCCTGCACATCGCCGCGGCCGCGACGATCGATCATGTCGGCGCCGTGCGCTAAGTAGCCGGCTTTGATCGCGGAATCGATAATGCGGCCGAAGCCGCAGGCCGGGTCGTAGATGTCGCCGACGAAGTGCTCTTCTTCGAACAGCCGCTCGCTGACCCAGAACGGCTCGACGTAATGCTCGTCGACGCGGGGATATGCGGGGCTATACGGAGCAACGTGGGTCCAGGGCTGGCTCATCGCACGTCCTCGTTCCATTTCCACTTGCCCTTGACCCAGTGGCCGTTCACTGGATCCTCGCATTCGGTAGCGCGGACTTCGCGGGCCGAGGTCCAGCGCGCTTCCAGGTCTTTGGCGTAGGCCAGCGCCTCGGCTTCGGTTTCGCACCTGACTGCGTTGTCGTACCACTTCGGGTCGTTGTGGACGCGCACCTCCGGTTTCCAGGCCATCAGGCGCTCCCCTGAGTGTCTTGCAGCAGTGCTGATGCGTTGCGCGTCATTTCCTCGTCCACGTCCTTGAACATCTGGTTCATGACCGCGGACAGCTCGGCCAGGCCGATCTTCGCCGCCGCGTCGATGCTCATGAACGCCTGCGCGCCACCCATGAAATAGGCCGATCGCATGGCGCTGATCTGGTCTTCGCCGGATCCGGCTTCGCGCAGGCTGCCGGCGAACGCGGCCCATCCCGCTTTCAGTGTGGCGTCCGGGTCCAGTTCGCCTTTGATAACTTTGAAGATTTCAGTCATGTGATATGCCTTCCAGTACTTCTTTCCGCTTGGCCGGCGGCGCTTTGACGTCGAGGTCGGCGGCCAGCTCGTTGAGCGCCGCGGTGGTCGGAGTAGGTGACCTATCCAGTTCGTTGACACTGGCGACGAAATCCTCGGCCCGGCGTGTCAGCAACCCAATATTAGCCATTTGCGTGGTCAATTCGATCAGCATCTTGTGCAACCGCAGGGATTCGTGGCGGTAGCGATCGCGTTCCTCGACCATCATCTGCACCCGGTCATGCTCGCGGTTCAAATCGATCCGCATCTGGCTGATGGTGCTCTGGGCGTTGATCAGGTCTTCGTGCATCTGCGTGACTTTCGCTAATGCAGCAACACGATGGTCGTTCTCGACGTCGGGCAGCGGACGTGTCTGTTGCCGAGGTGCGTTCATGGTTTTCGCCTTTCTGTTGTGAAGCTGCTGCGCCGGGTAGATCACCCGGCGCAGCATGACCGCGGACGCATTACCTTTTCGCAGCCTTTTTCGGAGCTGTTCGCATAGGCCATAGATGGTCAGGTGCATCGTGGCCGATCTCTTTCAGTTCATCTTTGAGTAGCCGGTAAGTGTCTGCCGGGAATTGCTTTCCCGCTCGCCAGTTGTAGACGCCGTTCTCCGAAGTTCCGGTTAGCTCAGCCATCGCTTCGATGCCGCCGAGCGCGTCGATGATTTCAGATGTCGTTCGTAGGGTCGTCATGGAATCAGTCCTATCTCAACATTTTTGAGGGTGCAAGCTTGTATCTCAAAATAGTTGAATTATAGTCGGGTACAATGGCCGACCCGGAAACCCAGCTGCGCGAGCTGATGATGGAGGATGCGAAGGTTTATCGTGTCCGCAATCAGATCGCGGAGAAAACCGATCCGCAGGCCAATAAAAATAAAGCGTATAGGTCGAAGGCGAAGGTCAAGAAGACTGTTAATGTTGAACCTGTCGACGAACACCCAACAGAGGAACCACCCCAATGAATAAACTGCTCGGCGCCGCCGTGGCGGCGCTTCTACTCACTGTGCCTGCTAAGGCCACCATCTTGCTCGACGAGACCGGGATCGGTGGCACCGGCAATAACGTGATATTCACTAACATCGCCAACTCTGGCCTGATCCTTGGCCGCCTCAACGGTCAGAACGATGAGGTCGTAAGGTTCTTGGATCGCTCGGCCTTCAACCCTGACGGCGGCATATTGGCTGGTCTGTTCTCTGGAGCAGCCAACGGTAACGACATCAAGATCGTCAATACCAGCGAGCTTGATATCACGGTCTTCGATCGCAATAACCTCACGCAGCTTACGACCACGCGGGACATCTTCTCCATCGTGGGAACAGGTACCCTGTTCATTCGTGCGACGGCCTTGGAAGCAGACGGCAGTTTCATGAACTTCTTCTTCAGCAGCGTTCTGAAGAACGGCCAGAACGGGTTCGATCTTCGCGCTATCGATGGCGAGCGGATCTGGGATGTTGACCTTCGGGTTGCGGGTGGCTCGATTACTGATTTCGAGCATTTCCGTATCGACGTGGCGCCGCAGGTTGCGGCGGTGCCGCTGCCGGCGGTCGGTACCGGACTGCCTGCCTTGGTTGCAGGAATGTTTGGCTTGGTCGGACTCCACCGGCGCCGTAAGGCGCGACTGTTGGCGGTCTGACTTTGCTGGCTCCGGCGGCGTGCATGTGAAACGTCGCCGGGCCAAGCTTCAAAAATGCAAAAAAATTTTGCGCGGTCTAAATGATGCTGTGGGTTCTGTTAATAGGATCGGTCTGGGCAATCACCGGATACCCAAGCAAAGAGGCGTGCCTCGAGGCATCGCGGACGACTGACCTCGGCTACGTCACACGGTGCGTGCCGATGCAGAGCACCGGCACGGTGGTGTCTGGTCACCGTTAATTACCAACCGCCAGTCCCAAATGACGGCATAGAAAAGCCGCCACCACCGCCGAGGTCGAAGCCACCACCACCGCCGCCACCCCAGTCGAGGCCGGCGCCGATGTTGCCGCCACCCCAACCCCAGCCACCGAGAACCTGCGGTGAGATCGGCGACAGGCCGCCGATCGTCGAGCCAGATGCGGCCGTCTGGTTGAGCAGCGGGCTCGAGTAGGTGCTGTTCTCAATGGGCGGCAGCACACCCGCCAAGGCTATGCTGCCGCCCTGGCTGCCGGGCGCGCCCGGTGCCACCGCGCCGGTCGGGATCGAGTTTAATCCCGGCGGCGCAAGAGACAGCCCGCCGGCGGCGCCACCGGCGGGCGTGGCAGGCTGCGCCGGAAGCACCGGCATGGCATCAGCCGGTGGTGGGCTCGGATCCGGCGCAACCCGGCTTTGGTCTTTGTAGACGTCGGTCAGGGCCTGGGCGATCTCCGGCGTCATCGCGCCTTGCTGGCCCTTCGGCTGCTCGCTGATGCGTGCCGCCTCGTCCTGGTGCAGCTTCTCCGCTGCGGCGCCGGCCTGCTCGACCGTGTCGAATTTGCCGAGATGGTTGCCGGTTTCTACGTAACGCTGGCGCGCGTCAGCGTCAGACATTACGCGGCCGCCCTCGGCCGGCACGGTAGGAATGTTGACCTCCTTGCCTTGGTCCTCCACGCCGATCGTTCGCACGGTCGAGATTGAGCCGTCTTCGTTCTGCACGGGCTTCTGCTGCAGCGGGTCGAGCGTCGGGGCGTTGGGATCCACCGCGGGCGCCGGCGCCATCCGCTTGCTGGCGCTGAAGTCGGTGGCCCCCGAGGTGCCGAGGTCGAGGTTGCTGCGCTTGCCGACTGCCGCCGGCTTCGGCGCGCCTTCCTTCACCGCGGCGTCGAACTGCTGCTGGGTGATGCCCATCTTCGGCAGGTAGGGCTGCACACCAGCGGCGATCTGGCTGCCGACAAAGGGTGTGTTCAATGCCTCGCGTAGGGTCTTGTTGCCGATGAAGTCCGGCACCTGACTGACCTTGCTGGGGTCGCCGCGCTTGACCAGCTCGATCACCTTGGTGTCGAGCAGCGCGTGCGCCGGGTTGACCGGCGGCGCGGCTGGCGGCGCCGGCTTGGCGACCGGCGGCGGCGCAGGGGGCGGCGCCGCCGGAGGTTTGGCCGGCGCCGCTGCCACCGCGGGCGCAGCGGGGAGAGGTGCTGCGGCCACAGGAGCTGGGGTAGCTGCGGGTTCGGCCGGCGCCGCTGGGTCTTCCGGTAGCAATGCTTCCGCCTCGGTCGCCGCGATCGCAGCAGCACCCGGCGGCGGCGCACTTGGCGTGGGTGCCGCCGCCGGAGCCGCAGCCGGCGCAGGCTTCGCTTCAGCTTGCGGGGGCTGGGCGGGAGCCTGTGCAGGAGCTGGGGTAGCAGCAGCCGGTGGTTTGGCCGCGGCGGTAGCCGCCCGCAGCTTGGCGCCAGCCGGCCGGCTGTCGATCGAGTTCGGCAGGGTGGGAGGATTGTTTAACGCGACGTCGCGGGCCTTCTCCCACTGCGCGTCGGTCAGGCTGTACGGTTTGGAGGAATCAGTCTCGTATCGCGCCATCGCCTTGAGGAACTTCAGTCCGTCCGGCGAGGCTAGGAACTCCGGTGTGATCCTGGTGTTGCGCGAGATCCCGGTCCATTCCTCGATCCGCGGCGCGTAGCTGGTGCCGTGGCCAACCCAGGTACCGATCATGTCCTGCATGGTCTTGCCGGAGTACAGCGGCGACTGCGCCATCTTTTGGATTGCCGCCGCGGCGCCGGCTTCCTTGTTGGCGTAGACCGCTGGGGTGTCGTGCTGGGTGATCTGGATCCCGGGCTTGCCGCCGTGCGCGCCGGCGTAGCCGTCGTGCCACATGTTGAACGGATTGTTGAACCGCTCGCCGGCCGGGATCGACTTGTTGGTCAGCACGTCCATGCCTGGATGCTCGCCAGCGTGCAGTGACACTTGACCGTTCGGCCCAGCCGCCGGTGTCGCGGATGTCGCGGATGTCGCGGATGCTGCCGGAGCCGAGAACGGCTGCCCTTTGTAGCCGGGGTTGATCTGGACGTGCGGCGCGTCACCCTTGACCGGGAAGTGGACGCCAAACTTGTCCTGGTTGCCGGCGTTCAGCCACTGCCGGAACGGGCTGTCGGGCAGGTCGCCGGCGCTACCCTTCTGGTGCTGGGAGTGGCCGGCCTTGGCAGCGATGCCGCCGGTGCCGGCCTCGTACTTGTCGCGGTAGATCTGCTGCACGTCGGCGCCGCGGGAGAACTCGCCGTACTGCGCCCGCTTGCCGGGGTTCTCCTTTTCGAACGCCTCGCCAGCTGCGCGCAGCCGGGCGGCTAGCTCGGGATCAATTCCCTGGTAGCTGCCGGCCGCGGTCAGCGGCGCGTCGACGATCTTGCCGTCCTTCAGCACGCTATGGTGGCCGCCGCGTTCCTGCAGGAAGGCGAGGTCGGCCTGGTAGCCGGGGCCTTCGGCCGATCGCTCGACCGGCGCCCTGAGCCTGGCCCTATTAGCGCCCGGTCCGGGCGGTCGCTCCGGCATGGCCGGCGGTGTCGGCGGCTTCACCTGCTGCTGCGCCTGCAGCTTCTGCTGCAGCGCCTTGTCCTTGGCGGCGCCGAAGCCGCCTGAGATTGTCTCGCCGATGCTGTCGTCGCTTTGCATCGGCCGCTGCAGCGACGAGGTGACCTGGCCGACCAGCGGCTGCACCTGCAGCGGCTTGGTTTCGTCTACGTGGATGTCTTTCGCGCTCGGCCCCTTGAGTATGCGCTCCAGGAATTGGGTCATTTGGCTGGGCTGTGTGCCGGGTGGCACCACACCCAGGTTGACGCCGAGCGCGTGCAGCGCACGCGAAGTATCATCGCCGAGCAGCGGCTGCTTGCCGGCGATCATCGTCTGCTTGCTCTTCTCGCGCTCGAGCGCCTGTTCGTCCATGTAGGCCATTAGCGTCGTGGCCCCGCCTGTGGTGGTCCGCCCGGCCCGGATGCCGCTGCCGAGGCCGCGGTGATCGCTGCCGCTAAGTCAGCGATGGTGTAGTCGCGTTGGAAAGGCTGGCCCTCCAGCGCATTGAGCGCCGTCGGTGACTGCATCATCCGGCCGCCGATCGCCCGCCGGATCGGCCCGAGCGAGTAGCCGGCGATCCGCCCGGCGGTGTTGCCGCCGGGTACGCCGGTCACGGCGCTGGCCGCGCTGCCGATCTGGCCGCCGACCTCGCCGGCAGTCAAACCGCCGACGACGCCTTGACTGAGATTGCCCATGGTCTGGCCAAGCCCTCCTTGGCGGGTGGGCTGGTTCAGCGCCTGGGCGATCAGTGCCAGGCGGTCGACCCGGTCGCGTTGCGGGCCTGCTATCACATCCAGCGATTCGTCCGCTATGCCCCGGACCCGGGTGGCAAGCTGCCGCGGCCCCGGTGCGCCCTGGTTCGGGCTGTTGATAGTCTGGTTGCCGAGCAGGCGCAGGTAGTCACCGAAAGTCTGGTCGAGCGGCGACGGCCCCTGCCCGCGTGCGACCGGCTGGCTGGTGGCTTCCAGCATGCGCAGCCGGGTCGGATCCTGCTCACCCTGCTTGAGGTAGTTGTAGCCGGACGCGGCATTGGTGCGGGCGTTATCGGCAACGGCAGTGAGCTGTTCATGCGGCCCGCCCTCGCCCATCGCCGCGGCGTAGCGTTCCTGGACGCGGTCGAAGGTCTGCGGTGGCACGCCCTGTTGGTCGGCGGTGTCGCGCATCACTCCGGTGGCGGCATCCTCGGCTTGGCTGGCATAGCGGCTCGGGATCGGGTCGTAGCCTTCGCCCTTGATCCTGGTGTCGGACCGGAAGTCCTTGACCTGGTTGTAGGTGCCACGGGTGTCGATGATGTTGCCTTGGGCATCGACCGGCAGGCGGCTTTCAATCGCCCGAATGCGTGCTTCCAACGGCCCTGCCGTACCGGCGTAGGTTTCATGTGACGCTTGCCGCAGCGCGCTGAGTACGGGCAGCCATTCCGCTGGACTACCCGGACCGACTGTCTGCGCCAGGGCCTCCTGCGGCGCCGCCACCCGCGTCCGCAGGTCGTCGGCGTTGGTCCGGGCGATGTCGGCAACCGCGGCGCCGATGTCGGCCGGCGCCGGCGTCGGGTTAAGCGAACCTCTGTTGTCGGCCATGTCGTCCCAGGCGCCGCCGGTCTGGTCGCGGGCGGTCATGCGGCGATTCTGGGTGAAGGTAGACGCGCCGAAACGGTTGGCGTTGGCGTTCTCCCGCATCCGTATGGTGTCGTTGCCGAGCGCGCTGGCCGGCAATTGGACGCCCTCGACCCGCGCCGCCTGCGCAATCTGCGGTGCTTCCGGCCGGCCCATGCCGCGGTACTTCCAGTCAATGTAGCTGCGCGGCGCCTGCCCGGCGGCACTGGCACCGCCGCCACCGAGGATCGCGCCGAATAGCGCGCTGGTCTCCGGGTCAACGCCGGCGGCCCGGCCGATCTTCTCGCCGACGTCGGCGCCGTAGTGCGAGGCGACGGTCGGCGCCACGGTGCTGGTGCCGAACCGGGTCAGCGCGGCGCGGATCGCCTGCAGGCCGGTCGGCGCCGCGGCAATGCCGCGGGCGATCGCCGAGCCGCCGCCGCCGAGCAGGGCGCTAGCGCCAGCCTCAAGCAGCTGCCGGGTGGTGCTGGCATCGGCCGGCAGCGGCTGGCCGCCGACCGCTTCCAACGCCATCGGCCCGAGGTAGGGAATCTTGGTCTCTGGAAAGATCCCGGCCCGGGATCCGGCATTGCCGAGCGCGATCGCTAAGTCGGGATAGCCGGTGGCGGCGCCGGCGCCGATCCGCGCCGTGGTGTTGTAGAAGGAATAGGGATCGCCTGGCGCGGCCGGAGCTGCAGCCGGGGCCGGAGCTGGTGTCGGTTCCGCAGTCGGTGCCGAGGCCGCGGTGCCGGCCGGCGGCGCTGGCACGGCGCCGTCCCGCAGCTGCTTGTATTGATCGGTCTTGGCTTGGAACTCAGGCGTGCCTTTCAGGTGCTGGTTCTCGGTGGCCCACTGCACCAGGCTTTCCAGGGTGTCGGCCATCACTGCACTCCGAATGCTTCGTTACCGCGTTGGACCACCGGCGGCACTGCCGGGGCGGCAGCGCCGCGCCGCGCGCCAGTGGCTGGTGTTGCGGTGGCGGCGGCTGGATCTACGGCCCGGCCCCGCTGCAGGATGGCTTCCTTATCGAACGGATGCATCTCCGGCATCTTCGGCACCGCCACGTTCGGGTCGACGCCGCGGCTCTTCGACACCGTGTCGCGGAAGTGATCGGTGACCACGTTGCGGTTCTGCTCGTACTCCTTCATGCGGACGTAGCCCTGCTCGATCAGGTTGGCGCGGGTCTCCGCACTCATCATGCCCTGGTCGGTGAACAGCTTGGAGTAGAGCGCCGCCATCTGCTGCGCCATGGTGCCGGCGCCCTGGGTCAATTTGATTTCGCCTTCGCGTACCACCGAGCCCGGGTCGAACAGCTTGGCGATCGCGTAGACGATCTGCAGGTCGGTGGTGTTGTTGATCGGCCGGTTGGTGGCCTCGATCAGTGAGTTGTAGCTGGGTATTGCTGACAGGTAGTCCTTGACCTCCTGGGTCCGCATGACGCGGTCGGAGATGTCCAGCGGATCTCCCGCCAGGCTGCCGGTGACCCGTGACGCATTCGGATCGACCGGCGTCCCGGTGCCTGACGTCGACAGCATGCCACCGCGGCCGAGCAGGTCGACCACATGCGGCGGCATCTCCTGGGTGTGGACGTACTTCTCCTGCTTGACGCCGTTGGCTTCCTCGAGCACGCGCGAGGATGGATAGGCGGTCGGCGCAAAGATCGCGATGTTCATGCGCTCGGCCTGGGTGAGGTCGCGGCCGACGCTCTGCCGGGCGATCACGGCCAGCCGCTCGCGGGCGGTGGATTCATCCAGCTTCGGCGTAAGATCCGTAGGTCCGGTGGTGGCCAGCGTGTGACCTTGCGGCACCACACCGTTGGGTCCAAACAGCGGCCGGTTGGTGCCAAGCTCGGTCTTGTTGTTGTTGGTGGTGACCCGCTGCCCGGTCGGCTGGCCGTCGATGCCGATCACCGCGAGCGTGTGCGCCGCCGGCACGCTTTTCTCTTCGCCGGTGCGGAACCGGCCGGTGGTCAGGAACTGCAGCCGGTTCTGTTCGTCCTGGTCGGCCGGCGCGCCGCTTAAACCGACGCGGGCCTTGGCATAGCCGCCAGCCAGGTCGCCGGCGCCCTGGTGCGCCTGCGCCCGTGCGGTCGCCTGGAAGAACGGCAGCTCGGCCTTGTAGCGTTCGGCCACCTTCGGATCGACGTACTTCTCCTGGTAGGAGGTCGGCGGCAGGAAGGTCTCGCCTGGCTGCGTGGTCGGGTCGGCCGGATTGACCGGCCCCTGCTGCTCGATCGGGATGTCGCGGGTGCTCTGTGGCGGCCCGGCAGTGGCAATCGCCGCGGCCGCGGTGTCGCCGGCGGCGACGGCGGCGTCGAACTTGGCTTTGTCCTCGGCCTGCTTCTGTCGCAGCGCGACGATGTGCTCGACCGTCAGCTTCTGGTCCAGCGCCGCCTTCGGCGCGCCGGCGATGCTCTTGGCGATGTTGGTCGCTAAGCTGCCCCAGGATGGATCCTGCTGGTAGGTGAGAAATTCCGATCCCATGCTGCCCTCATACGCTCGTAGCTAGCGCGTTGCCGAGGCCCTGGCCGGCGATGCTGGCGCCGGCTTGAGCGAGGCCCCCGGCGGCGCCGCCGCTGTATTGTGAAATCTTGATTGGCTCGACCGCCTTGGCGACGTTGTAGGCGGACAACTGTCCGGCGCGCTCGTTGCCGGCCAGGCGGATGTCCTGGCCTGCAGCATTGAAAATGCTGTTGGCGCGGTTGGTCAGGCCATACTGCGAGCCGCCATAGGACTGCACGTTGGCGAGCGCAGCGATACGCTTCCTCGCCTCGATCGCCGCCTGCTGGATATGCCCTTGAATGGCACTCTTCATCTCGTCGGAGCCGTGCTCCTGGCCGGAGAACATGGCAGAGGCGATCGCATTCGGATCGCCCTCGGCCTGGTTGGCGATATCTTCCGGCGTCAGTGCCACCTTCAATCGATCGGCTTCGCTCTCCTGCGCCGCGGTCTGCTTCTTAGCGTCCAGCTCCTCGAGCGAGCCGCTGCGCGCGGCTTCGGCATTGAGCCGCAACTGTTCATCCCGCCTGAGATACTCCTGCGATTGGCGGCGTTGGTATGCGACCCACTGATCGTTGGCAGCATTTTGCTGGTTCGCCATGTCCTGCTGCTGCTGCATGTTGTACATCGACATGCCGATGCTGAAGCCAAGACCGATGATCGAGACTGGGTCGCACATGGTTCAGCCCGTTACGGTTCCAGATCCAGACTCGCGTCCGGTCCGGGCGGCAAGCGCCCGGTTGGCTTGATATTCTCCGACCGCCGGCGCGACCGCGGATCCCAAGCCGATGGCGATCGGCTTGAACATGTCGCCCAGCGCGCCCGGGTTCGGCTGCTGCAACTGCGCATTGCCAGCCGAGGTTGCTGCCGTGTTGGCGGCGACGGTCGGGTCTTCGGTGGCGTACAGCTGGTTGTAGGCTTGCTGCTGCTGCGCCGCGATACTCTTGCGCAACTCAGCCGTATCAGTGTCGGCCTTGGCCTTCAGCGCCGCCTCGTTGACACCCTGCTGCTCGGTCAGCTTGTTCTGCACAAAGCCGGCGGCGCCGGAGCGTAACAATCCCGCCCTGGCGAGATCCGCTTCGGAGGTGCGCTTGGCTTCGCCGTACTGTTTCTCCAGCTGCGGCATGGTGTAGTCCAGCCCGGCCTTGCGATACTTCTCGTAGAAAGCATCGCCGAAGTTGTCGTTGCCAAAGATGCTGTCGATCGCCGTCTTGCCCTGATTGAGCCGAGCCTGGCGTTCGTTCTCTTTGTCGCGAGCTTCCTGGGCGCGCTGCATCTCCAGCTGCACCATTTGATTGTTCGATGGTCCGCTTCCGCCTTTACCGCCCATGTGCTCACCTCATACTTGCGCGTTCGGATCGACCGGCGCCTGCTTGTTGTAGTCTGCCCAGAAGCCGGGCGGCGTCAGCACCGACTTGGCGACGATGTTGCCGGTGCTGTCCTTGGTGGTCTCGGTGCCGGATACCGCTTCAGTCGGCAGCGCGGTCTTGTCCGGCGTCGACGTGTCTTCCGGCTTTTTCGCCGTGGCGTCCGAAGCCGCCTTCTTGACGTTGATGTTCGACTGGTAGCCGGTCATGTCCAGCGGCGCCTTTTTGGCGAGCGTCTGCTGTGCCTCTTCCAAGGTTGCGTTGCCCGACTTGTCGAGCGGCTCTTGGTAGTACTGCTGTCCGCCGCCGCCTTTGCCGCCCATGACTACTCCTACTTGGTTAGGCTGAGACTGCCTTGCGTGTTCGACGCCTTCTGCTTGCCTTGCGCGTCCCAATTGGACGGCGGCGCCAGCAGCGTCGCTGCCAGCTTGTCGCCGGTGGTGGTTATTTTGCTGCCGGTGCCGATCGGGCTGCCGGCCGAGATCGCCGGCCCGAGCGGCGCGTTCGGGTCGACCGCCGGTGTGACCGGCGCGGCAGCCGCGGGCGCTACGATCGGCGCCTCGATCGGCGGCGCGACTGGTGCCGGTGCCGGTGCCTCGGGCGCAGCCACGGGCGCTTCCGGTATGGGGTCAGGATCGCCACCAGTCCAGAACGTGCCGTAGCCGTCATAGGACGGCGGCAGGGCCGGGTTCCTAATCATCCCGCCATAGCCGTCGTAGATCATGTCCGGTTCATCTCGCCAGCCGCCGTAGCCGTCATAAACTTTAAAGCCCATGCGCTACCCCCTACTTGGTCGTGCTGATGCTGCCCGGCGCGGTCGCCGGCCGCTGCGATTGATTTGCCCAGATCGACGGTGGCGGTAACAGAGTTCCAGCCAGCAGGGCGCCGGTTGACTGCGGCGGGCCGCCGCCGGGCTGCAGCTTGCTGATGATCGGCCCGCCGGGTGAGATCGCTGGGCCTAGTGGCTCGACCGGCGCCGCGGGACCGGCCGGCGCCACTGGCGGCGCCACTGGTGCGGCCGGTGGTGCCATCTGTGCCGGCGCCATCGGTAGGTTCAGCGGTGGCGGTGCCGCTGCCGGCGGCTCCGGTACCGCCGCCCAGCCCGGCTCGGAGCCCCAGTGGTAGCCGCCGCCGATGTCGTTCCAAGGCATGGTTACACCTGTCCGGTTGTGTGCATGCTGCCGGAGCCGTTGAGGCTCTGGGCTTTCAGTCGGTCAGTCCACATCGACGGCGCCGTAACCGTCTGGGCGAGCTTCTCGCCAGTGTCCTGTGTGGTGGTGATGCTGCCACTATCGCCGCCGGTAGCCTGCGCGTCCGGTGCAGCTGATGCGGCCGGCCCTGCCGCGGCCGCAGGCTCGGGTATGGACTGCGGCACGCCGGCTTCGAACGGCGCCTGGTGCTCGTCGATCAATCCGCTCGGCGGATCCCAACCCCAGCCGGCCGATCGTGCTACTGGCCCCCAGGTGATGGCCGAGCCGCCGGGCGGCGCGCCGCCTTTGCCCTTGCCACCCATTACAGCACCACCGTGAAAATCATGCCGACCGGCTCGCCACCGAAGTGCCGGCCGATCATGTTCATTAACGAGTTCTGCTCCGGCATGCCGGAGCAGATCGGGAAGTTGATCACCTTGCAGCCGTCGCGGCGCGCCAGCGTGATCACCATGTCGACTAGGCGCCGGCCGAGGTCGGTGCGCTGGTACTTCGGGATGGTGTAGGTCTCGTCCATTACTCCCATCGGTTCGGAGAACACCTCGAACACATGGTAGCTGCAGACGCCGACCAGCTTGTTGTTGTCCAGCGTATCCAGCGCGATGACGTACATGGCGAACTGGGTGCCGACCGCGTTCTCTAGGTAGCGTTCGGTTTTCTCCTGGTGATATTTCAGGTGCTTGGCCCAGCCTGACAGATGGAAGAACTCGCCGAGGAAGACGGCCAGTTGCTTGGCATCACTAGCCTCGGCCATGCGGACGTTAATGTGCGGTGTGCGCACAGAACGCTTGGGCTTTGGTAGTTCGGTCACAGCTATATTCATCAGCCAGCCACCTGTACGAAATGAAGTCCTCACCCTCGATGCCATAGCCGGACAACACGCCCTCGGCCCTGGCGCCAATTAGACTCATGAATCTGCGGACATCATCTCGGTGGCGTAGTGCCACCGCATCGACGCGGTGTATTCCGAGGTCGACCAACATCGGTAGAACGAAACCACGGATCTGCCGCATCATTGGTAACACGGCGCGGCCCCAGTCGTCAGTGCCGAAGGCGAAGCCGGCGGCCACGCCCTGGCGTTTTAGCACCGCACCCCACACCGAGATCGGGCCGCGGTCGAGGCTCCAGGCGCAGTACGCAAACAGCTTGTGCCGCATGATCAATCCTGGCAGCCGCTCCATGTCGGTGCCGGCCGCGGTCATCTCGGCTGCATCTTCCTCGCGCATGTGCTGCAGCACATGCCGGATTATGCCGACGTCGGCCTGGGCGATCTCGATCATCCGGTCTCGGCCCCTGCGTAATGCACCACCATGTTGGACAGGGTTTGCGGTCCCAGCTCCTGCGACCGCAGCCGCAGCGACATGTGCGTGGCGTGGCCGAATAGCTGGATCTTACCCTGCGGGAACGACGGTCCGTTGAACTCGCCGATGACGTCCTCGATCGTGGGGTCGGCCACGTTGAACGCGGCCGACACCTGCCACGGCACGCCAGAACAGGTGGCGTCGAGCGCGGTGAAGCCCTTGAAAGTGGCGACGCCCTCGCCGGCGTGGAATGGAAAGATCAGCTCGACCGGGCAGTCGTCGTACACCGGACCGACATCGGAGGTGCCGCCGTAGGCGTAGACGGTGTTGTTGTCGTCGCGCACCACCACCCGGTTCTGGTGCAGACACGCGGCGGTTATAACAAAGCCGGCGTCATACTCCGACCAGGCTGTAATCTTAGGACCAGGAAACGCCGACAGCACGTAGATCTTCGATGTCATTGGCGAAGCTTCATCGGCCTTGGATCCCGCCATGATGATCCAGAACCTTCCGGTGACCGGCTGCAGCAATGCGATCGTGCCGCTCATCCAGTCCGGCCCCATGGCACGGAACAGATCCTGCATCAATGGATCCAGTGGCGAGCCGATGTCGGACACGGCCGCCGCCAGCGAAGAGTTCCTGGCGCGCAGCGATCTGACACCGGACTGCGACAGGTACATCACGTCGCCGGAGCCGTACTGCATCACCGAGCGCCACGCCGTGGTGCCGGCCTGGCGCAGGGTCTGCACATACTGGTTCTTGGTAAAGTCTGGATCCATGATCCACAGCTGCACCGCGGTCGATGAAAAGATCGCCAGCTTGTCGTAGTAGACCTCTAAGGCGACACTATCGGTCATGTCGCTGTCGCCCATCGACAGGTCGATGAAGTTGGTCGGCGCCGGCGGCGCCATGCCGGACCAGTCGCCGGCGTTACCGATCGCCGAGAAGTACAAGATGCTGTGCTCGACCGTGTACATCTTGTTCTTGTAGGTGCGGCAGTAGAAGCCGCGTGCCAGCGGCAGGTCGAGGCCGTCGTAATAGCGGCCGACATTGCCGGCGGCGTCCTTCCACAGGATCACGAATACTTTGTTGTCGAACAGGTCGTAGTCGACAATCTCGTAGATGGTGGTGGTCTGCTGGCCGAGCACGCCGATCGACCAAGTGCCGCTCGGCGGCTCGACCTTGTATGGGCCGTTCGGGCCGAAGGTGTAGAGCTTCTGGTTGACCTCGACCAATCCGCGGCTGGCGGCGTCGACCGTCCAGAACGGCACGAATGCCATCCGCTTCTCGATCTCGCCGCCCGGCGTGACGTGGGCGTTGGTCATGCGGCGCAGCGTTCCCGCTGGCGCGGTCAACTCACTGCGCCGTAGATCCAACCCGGCAGCGAAGTCGGTGATGGTGAAGTAGGGCAACTACTCCCTCCATCAGTTCGGGATGTAGTCGAGATAGCGGACGTGGCGCGTACTCTTGTCGGGATCGAAGCCGCCGCGCTGGTTGCCGCCCATGTTGTAGTTCTGCCGCTTGTCCGCCCCCTGGTCGGCGAGCACCCGCCGCAGCGCGTTCTGCGCCTTGGTCAGCTTCATCGGCGCGGCTTCACTCTTCTGGGTGGCCAGCATCTCGGCAGCGGCGAACAGCACAATGATCTTGGAATCCAACACGCATGTGTCAGTCGGCGCAATCAGCGGCGACAGCGGCGCCTGGCCTTCGAACCGCAGCATGTAGCCGAGCTGCGGATGCGTGACGTCGTCGACTGGCACCGGCAGCAATTGGAACTGGCCGACCGGGTTGGTGATCGGAGTAGGTCCGGCGATATTGACCGAGGCGACGTTGCTCCAGCGCACCGGCGTGCCGTAGCTGGTCGGCCCCAGGTGCATCATGTGCGCCTTGATGCCGTAGGTCAGCGGCGACCATGAGGTCGCTGCAGTGATCTTCTGCGGATCCATGACGTCGGCGCGGGTGACTTGCGAGATATAGACCCTGGCGATTTGGTCGAACGCCATTTCCTTTGGGTAGGAATAGACCGCCTGGCCGCCGACCAGCGGCAAGTCGGTCCAGATCTTCAGGTGCTGCCAGTTGTAGGCGTCCCATAGCTCGCGCTGCTGCCGGGCCAACAGTATGTCGATCGTGTCCTGCGCCTGGATCCCCTGGGCAGGGTTGAGCGACGCGCCAGTCTCGGCACGCAGCTCACGGCGCAGCTCCAGCAGCGTGACCCCCAATGGCACTAGCCGGCGTCCTTATGCTCCGGTGGCGGCGGTGTCCGCCGGCCGCGGGCCGGGCGGAAGATTGGCTCGAGTTGGGTTCCTGCCTTGGCGACTTCATCCTCGCCGTCGTCGTCCTCGTCGTCGCCGTTGCCGTTGGTGATCGCTGGCGCAACCTTGGTGGAGATGGCGCCGCCCTCATAGCGCGGCAGGTTCACCTCGTCGGTCATCATGTAGTCCATGCGGAATGCCCGCCCCGGGAAGCACGCCTCGACCACTTGCCGACCGTAGATCGACATCAGCCGGTTCTTCTCCTCGGTCGGCCACACTTCGCCTATTCCGATCGGCATTATGTCCATGACGTTCTCGTCGCCATGCAAGGCCTGGAGCACTTGTATCTCCGGCCATGTCACCGGGTTGTGCGCGCCGTAAATCACAGTGTGACAGTTCTGGCCGGCAAGATTGATCTTGCAGGCGCAGTATTGGATCTGCTTCGCCATCTCGTCTCCCTATGGAATTAGAACCGGAGTGCTAAGAGTGTCCGCTCCCCGCACTCCGGTCCCGCGCTGCGATCAGACAATGTCCATGACGACAGCGCCGTTGAGGCGCCGCGCACAGAGTTGTCCGGTCGAAGTGAGTGATCGATAGATCACGTACTTGTCAGGTGCGCGATCGGGCGAGTGCTGGTGGCGCCACTCGTCCTGCATGGCGACCAGGTAGATGTCCCTGGAATCGTACCAGTAGCAACGCTTGCTCTTGCCGAGCTGGTCCAGTGTCGGGTCGTATTCGAAGTCGGTGCCGGCATAGGAAATTTGCCCGACACTGACGTCCTTGGCGCCAGAGAAGCCCTGCATGCTGTAGTTACCGTTGGCGCGCAGCTCTGCTTCCAGGGCGGCAAGCCAGTCGGAACCGCAGAACCCCGTGTTTGGCTTGGCGCCGTACCGGGTCAACTGGCGATACTCTTTCTGCAGCAGGGTGATCAGCGCGCCGCCGTTGGCGGCGTTGGATGTAATCGGACCGCCGCCCCAGGCTGACAGCGCCGGCGTGGTGCCGACTGCCGTTCCCATTGCCGCGGTATAGGCGCGGTTTCTCCACCATGGCTTCTGCGCCCGGTTGATGCCGGCCACAATACCTGTGCTCGGATCATCGGTGACCAGCGCCGCCATGCCGGCTAAAGCTTTGGCATCAGTGGCGCCGTTGGTCCACAGCAGGTTGTTCATGCAGCGGGCGTACTGCTCGCTGACATCCTGCAATGCATCCTGCAACAGCCCAACCAGGACGGTGTCGTCGCGGCCGGAGTGCTCGTTGACGTCGTCCATGTTGCCGGAGTCGGAGACGCTGATGCCATCGGTCTTCAGCTCACTGTGCGTGAGCATGATGCCGATGTGCATTTCCTTCCAAGGAAACACAGCTTGGGTCAGGTTGGCCGGGGTGTAGTAAGTGACCGCGTCGTCGAGCTGGTAGCCCTTGAGCTGGTCGTCAGTGCCAGGGGCGGCCGTATTTCCGAAATCCCCCTTCACTGAAATGATGATATTGCCCTTACCCCCGGGGAAGGTCTTTTTCTTGGATTCCATCGCCGCCAGTAGCGGCTTCTCCTGGATCGCCTCCTGGAAGGCGGTCCCTTTGTTCATCCAGTAGTCCAACGCCGCCGTAGTGATGTGGGCGAGCAGTGGCGCAGAATAGGTAGGCATTTAAGCACCTCTGTAATTAGAGGCGCGGCGCTCCCTCGCGAGCAAATCTGACTGCTTCCAGCAGTGACGTAGGCTCGGGTGCCACACCAGCGGTTCTTCCGGTGCTGCTCGGGACGCGCGATGTGGGCATTCGCTGGGGTT